ATTTTTTTTCAAATGCGTGTATTGACAAATTATTTTCTTCGCAATAAGCAACAACATTTTGATAAAACATAGACTTCTCCTTTCTTTATTTGATAAAGATTTAGAGAAAAGCTTGACAATCTTTAGAGAAAGTTCTAATATATGAATTGTCGAGAAACATATTTTGAGAACACTTCCCTTTAAGTTTATTTTTAGGCTTTTCCCTAACCTTTAAACTTATTATATAGAGTGTTCTCTAATTTGTCAACACCTTTTTTAGGTGAAACTCTAAAAAATGGAGGAAAATGCAAATGAACACAGTAGAAAGAGTAAAAGACCTATGCAAGCAAAGGAAGATTTCAATACATAAATTAGAATTAGAATGTGGTTTTGCTAACGGATATATAGGTCAGTTGCGTAAAGGCACATTACCAGATGATAGGTTGGGAAAAATTGCTGAATATTTAGGTGTATCAGCCGAATATTTAAGAACTGGCGAAGAAGAACAGCTTATTTTGTCTGAACAAGCTGATTTGTGGATTAAAGTCAGAAATGACAAAAAATTATTACACTCGTTAAAAACATTTTTTGAGTTAAGTGACGAACAGCAAAAGTATGTTCTCGGTTTAATTAATTTATTTAAAGGAGAGTAGTAATAAATGATTGAATCGAAAGATTTTTTAAGAGCCATAGTAGAGAAAAGGAATAAAAACGGCAACACTGATTATGCTGACATCGCCAATAGTCTTGGCATTGATATGGTTTCGATGTTGCCGTTTATGAAAGAACTCAATCGCAAAGGTTATATCATTCAAACTCTTGAAGATGTAACTGTGACAAAACTTGGTTTACTTGCCTATGATGAACTTTAATTAAAACACTTTACGATTCAAATTGCAATGCTCTTTTACTTTTCTGTGTGTACTGCTGGTACAGTCGTTAGGTTGTGCCAGTTTTTGTTATGTCTTTTACAATTTTGAAGATGTATTCCACTACATCTTCATCATTAACCTCTTTTATCAAGCTGTAAATTTCATTTTTGCGTTCCTCCATATTCATTTTATATCCCCTCCCTTGACTACAATAATGAGGTTATTATAGAACATCTGTTCTTGCATGTCAACCTACCCCCAGTAGATTAACAGTTTTCAGCGGTGACACTGCCAACGCCAATCAAACAGTGCCACCTAGCCGAAACTTGAAGATTCTGTCCGAACTCTCTCGGACAATTATTATTATAAATACCTATAATATAAAAATCAACTTAAAGATATCGCAAGTTTTGACATCATTCGACAAATTATGTATATTGTGATATAATTGCTAAAATTAAATTTAAAGGGGGGATTTGCCTATGAAAGAGAAGCAAAAAATAAGTAAGTCAAGTATAGTTATTGCAATGATTTTTCTTGTTATCATTGTTGCAACACTGCTTGCTCATCTAGGAGTGTTTAATGGATATAAATACTCTAAGAACGACAGAGAAATGATAAGCAGTGCAATTCAGATTATTGATGATTTTGAAAATGGAACTTTAAGTGCAAAAGAAGCAAGCACTAAAATGGAGAATTTAACAAATTTGGTAGAAAAACAAGCTGATGATAAAACACTTTCTGCTGCTTTTTCAAATGCAGAAGTATCGCTTTCACTTTCAGATAATAAGCTAGTATCGTCAGATTCTCAATCTGAATGGCTTAAAAAAATAAAAGAATACCGAGAATCGTTTAAAAAAATGTTAAAAGAAAGAAAATAAAGGAGTTTACCTATGATAAAGAGAATTGTAAGCATTATGCTTGTTATGTGCTTATTGAGCCTTGTAGCGTGTCAGAATGGTGCTTCTGATAGTAATGTTGAAAGTACCAGTGAAGTCCAGACAGAACAAGAAACATTATTGTCAAGAGACAAGAGTGTATACCCTGATGATATAACTGTTGAAATGCTCAAGCGTACACCTAATAAGTATATTGATAAAGAATTCAAGTTGACAGGTAATATTGTAGCAGAATTAAAGTATGATGGGGAAGTCGAAGATAAAGGCGGAAATACGCATACCGGTGAAGAATCCAGTGAATATATTGCTTGCTATTATTTAGCTGTTAATGGCAATAATGATGATATTGTTGTCTTAATGTATTATAGAGACGATTTTGATTATAATTTGCTTGTTGGCGACAATGTGACAATGTATGGAACACTTCTTGAGGGTGGAATGGAATTTAAGAAAACAAACGGAACAATAACAACCATTCCTGCTGTTATAGCTGTTATGATAGATTTGAATAATTAAAATATTACCGGGAGCATTGCACTCCCGGTATTTTTATTAAGGTTAGACTAATTCACAATCGGCTACATTGACCGCTGCGAATAATTCTCCGTCATGCACAAGTACAACTCTGTCTCCACTTCTTTCTGATACTGTATACTCATCAAACCAAGCCTTAATAGGTGTGCCATCATAATCAGTATCGCCGATAAATCTTACAGTACTACCCTCTTCAATATCTTCACTGAATGGGATATCAATAGGTGTATCATCAGAACTTGTACCGCCAACAAATTCAAGATTAGCAATATTGACAGCGGCTGTGATTGTTGTACCGATACCTATAACAATTCTGTCTCCGTCCTCTTCAATCACATCATATTCATCATAATATGTCGCAAATCTCACGCCGTCATAATCAATGTTATCAAGCGCTCTGACTTTCTTACCGTCGCCGCGATTTACTGTATCTGTGTTGATATCATTGTCATTGTTATAAATGCACTTAACAAGGCTGATGTTATCCTCGTCAATAGCAGCAGTAGTTACGCCATCAACACCGATAACAACTCTTCTGCCACTGGCTGATAAAACGCTGTACTCGTCATAGTAAGTGCCGAATGGCTCGCCATTATCGTACTGGATAGCGTTAATAACCTTAACTGTATCGCCTTTATGATACTTAGTGTCTGGTACTGGCTCATAGTCTGGCACTGTAATGTCTTCAACTACATGGTCTGTACAATAATCGGTATAGCAGTAGTTCTGATCTACTGTCTGTCCGTTAATCTGTGCGTCTCTAAGATAATTAACACTTCCACCGAACTGCCACATATCATAATCAACAGCAATTCTAGGTTCTGCATCTGAATACTTTGCTACCCAAACAGCATAACCAGCTTCTTTTACTCTTGAAATGTCTACATAATTGTTAATGCAGTTCTCATATGAGTATAAGCCGACATTCTTATATCCTGCATTTCTCATTTCATCAAGGAATGCCATAATAATGTCTGTAAGGTCGTTGCCGGTAACCATGCCTGCTTCAACATCATAGAATACTGGGTAGCAGAATGATTTACCTGCTAAAAGCTGTGCAAAATATCTAGCTTCATTTACAGCTTCATCAGCACTTAATGCGTTACCAAAGAAATAGGCTCCTTTGTGGATTCCTGCGCTTTCCAACTTGTTATAGCTGTTCTCAAACTCTCTATCTTCGTATAAGCCATCATCAGCACCGCCTGCCTTGATAATAGCAAAGTCTACACCCTCATTATCCTTTGCACTCTTGAAATCAAAATTTCCTTGCCATCTTGATGTGTCGATTCCGAATAACTTACTCATAAATTACCTCCTAAATTTAGAAAAATGTGTATCAAAAAAGCACCCCAGTGTTTCCACTAAGGTGCTTGATTGCAGATATTATCGATTTAAGTTGTATAAATATCTATACAAAAGTTGAAATATGTGAGAAATTCTGTTAAACTATAGAAGCATTAAATAGTGAATCTCACTGTTTCAAACAGGTATGCAGTTGCAGCTGTGTACCTGTTTTTTAGTTTTTCAGCCCTTTTACAATCACATGAATTTAGTACCACTCTCTTTCTGCCATAGTCTTTTTATATAACTTGTTCCTGTAAATGTTATATCTTTTTCTTGTTTCTAACATATTTACTACCTTTTTCCTATTATTCAAATAATGTTCCTACATGAACATTATCTACCCAAACTCGCAATGAAGAACCAGTCCATTCAAAGGTTATTGGATTAGTTCTGGATAAAGCTGGTTGCATATAGCTTTTAAGTGAAGGGTGGTATAGCTTAACATTTAAGTAGTCATTAAAAACACATTCGCTTCTACTTAGTATCCATTTCGTTCCTGAACCATCATCGTTTGACATTTCAATGTAGTGTCCCTGTATCTGTAAAAATGCCCCTGTACTGCTTTTCATAAGGTATTCACCACCAATAATAGTAGTGGTCATTGTAATACCTCCGTCAGTTACATTTACATTTTTAAATGTGCCTCCTAGGTCAGCATCAACAGCTTTTAGATTTTTACAATTAATCGTTCCATCTGCGGTAATGGTTGTATTCGTTGATGTCAACGTAAATCTATCGCCAGAAATGTTTAAGCCACCTTTGGCTGTAATATTGATGGTATCCGCAATCGCTTCAATGGCAGATTTAAGTTCTCCTGTCGTTGGGTCTTTCTTAATATAAAGGTCAAGACTTGCTGTTGTAGCATAATTGTTAAATTTAGCATTAACATCCTCTGGTGCTGGAGAGTAGTCTGTAGCTTTTGTACCCTTTTCTATTTTCAATCTATCTGTATCTACATGTGCAAAGCTAAAACGCATATATGTCGCATTAGAAGGAACTGGCAGAGAACCTCTCACTCCAGTAGATTTATCTGCTACTCCGCTAATAAACTTTTTATTGCTGTCAAAAAAACATGTGGCTGGTGCGTTGCCTAGGTTAGTCCATCCGCTTGCCACATAGTTTGTCCACTTAGACACATCTATGTAGTCCGTCAGATCCCAATAGTTACCGCCATCTGTTATTATGCCAGTGGCTGTTATATACTTATTAGGAGTTACAGTGCTTTTTATGAATCTATTAACTCCACCAATTTGTAGATTGTTAAGTTCTGTCTTAGTGGTGTAAGTTGCACTAACGCTACTTGTTATCCTATTTGCACTCTGTGTAATCGCAGAATTCATTTGTTCTGTCGTACTGTAATTGGCGAATTTTCCGTCAACTATGTTTAAATCTGTCTTTGTCGCATATGTATCGCTTACAGTTGTTTTAAAGCCATTCAAACTTTGTTCAAGTTCAGAAGCCTTATTTGACAATGCAGTAACTGTCGAACTGTCGGCTTTGTTCTTAATGGTTGTCTGCATACTGCTGATACTTGATGTGTTAGTGTCTGTTGTCTGTTTAATACTATTAACAGTGTTGCTTAAAGCAGTAACTGTACTGCTATCAGCCTTTTTACTAAGGGTTTCAGACATTTTGGTTATTGTAGAACTGTTCTCGTCAACAGTCTGTTTAACCTCATTAAATGTCTTAGTATCAACCTTGTTACCCATGTCAGTTTCAAGAGTAGCTGTTCGTGTTTTAAGACTTGATAATTCACTGTCTGTATCAGTTTTCCATGAACTGATTTCAACATTAAACTTTTTAATACCGGTAATCTCGCCATTAATGTTAATGATGTCCTGTAATGCCTTAGTAACATCGCTATCCTTAATTAATACCCACTCATAGTTAGGTGCTTCTAATGTACCTGTATCAGCAAATCTGTATGAATATCCATCTGCACTTGAAGCCGGATTAACTACATAGCAGATATCGCCTATATGCTTCTTTCTCGTGGCATCGTCTGTCCAATTAACAGCCGGTTCATTATTAAGTGTAGGTATCTCTGTCTTAGTAAATGTTTCAATATTTCCGTCAATTTGACCTTGCAGCTCTTCTTGCACCTTGTCTAAATATTCTTTTGTTGGTACTTTTTCAGCTAATTTATCCAGAGACAAAGAACCTGTTCCTATGCGTTTTCCATTAATTGTGCCTACTGTAATATTATCGGCATTAAGATTAGTAACTGTAATCTTGCTTGCGTCAATAGTACCGGCTGTCAGCTTATTAGCGGACAGACTCTGTACCTTTTCGTTGGTTACTGCGCCATCTTTAATGATAGAAGTTCCTACAACTTGAGCTGTTACGTTTGCGAAATCAATTTTAGCATAGGCTAAATCGGCTTTATCAGCTGTCAAAGAGTTAGCCTTAAGGTTTGTAATCTCTGCATTAACAGCTTTAAGGTTTTCAATATTTGCATTAATAATGTCTGCATATGTTGCATCTAACTTATTTGTTTTAAGATTTTCAATGCTTGCGTTAGTTGCGTTAAGATTAGTTATTGTTGCATAAGTGATCTTGGCTGTATCTACATCTAACTTGTTAATCAATGCCTTATTAACAGTTATCAAGTCGGCATAGTACCGTTCCATCTGCTTAGTAATAGGACCAGAGGCAACGCTTGCATTCTCCGTGTCAGATTGACCTATAGATGTAACAGTATCTATAAGTCCGCCGTCACATTCGTGCGTAATCTGCATTATAGGCACTTTGTAGTCAACGCCACCTTTGTTGACAGTTATAATGTCACCAACTTCTAGTCGGTAATCACCGACAAACTTAACTGTAAGCGGTCTGAACTGAAAGTCGCCTATCTTCTTATAGATTTCATCAAGAATTGTCTGTGTCATAAACGGATTAGCAAAACTAAGCCCTGTCGCTCCGTCACCAGAAGTAATCTGACTTTGTTCTGTAGAACCGCTTTTGGTATTGTTGCAAGTCAGCTTCTGTATGATAAAATCCTTGCTTGTTGTAAATGTAACGCCCTGCTGATAATACTTATGTCCGTCAAGTACATATCCACTATCTTTATACCACCTTAATTCAAGGTTTCCGTCAGAATTAATTACTGCATTACAGCCTTGTAGCATAGCCATATAACCGATAATTTCTCTGTAGGTATATCCTTGCGGCTTGTCGTTAATAGTATGTGCTGTGACTATATTTGTTGCTAAAGATATGCCTAACTTGCCACATATTTCATTAAGAATAGCTTTATCTGTGTTAGGAAATGTCATGTCAGAGAAGTAAGGCATGTCAGCCTTATACATTCTGTCGTATGCTTCATAGTTTGTATACTCTCCATCACTTGTCTGTTTAGTAACTGTAAATATTCCCAACTTAATATAGTTAATTTCTGTGCCAACCTTAACACCCTCGAATATGGCAATCTCCTTATTTTCGAGGCTTATTGCTGGCATATAAATAGAAAAGGTAACACCGCTACTGCAAGTGTTACCTATCGTAATTTCATTATTGGGATTTATCATGTTTTGAAACTTGAAATTGTTAAGTGTTTCGGTATGTTCTTTTCCGTCAACAACATACTTAGAATAGTATCTTGCACTATTTCCCTTAACAATTTCCGTCATAGCTGTGTCTAATATCTTCATTCTACACCGCCTTTATTGATTAATTAATGGCTTATCATAAATTCAATTGAGTATAATTTAGCTGGTGTAATTTCTTCGCATTTATCGAATGCGTCCATAGGAAGCATTGTCATGTCAGGTGCTTCAATCTCTTGCTCGTTGATTTCCCGCATTTCTTCCTGTAACTTCTTTAAGTTCTCTGATGTAACCTGATACTGATTATCGTTGATAACTGGATTGCCGCTGTCGTCCTTATCTGCATACTTAACCTTAGTATCTTCTATGGTCTGTAATGTTGCCTTGTACAGCTCTTCTAACGCCTTAATATTGCACATAACAGCCATAGCAATTCTGCCTGTAGTCTTGTCGTGCGATATGTTACTTAAGCTCTGGAATCTGTCTATTAACTCACTCGTTTTAAGTTTCATGTGGAACTCTCCTTTATTTTTGAATCAAACTTAATTTTGCTCCGACTATTAGTCCGTCCTCATTCTTCGCCCTTGTGAGATACGGATATGTCGCATCTCCTGTGTATATTGTCATTTCCTTTTGTGTGCCACCTAAGAATAGGACTTGTGCCGTTGGGAATGGGTTATCTACGTCGCTTACTACATTATCAAGCAACAGTGCCTGCTCACCTGTTAGCGGCGGTAATTGCAGTTCAATCTTGTCTTTGAGTGCTACAATCGTGCCTACCATTTCTCCATAATCATTTCTTCCTGTATTCTTAGACCATATCTTATTCCTACTGTATGTGTAGCCGTTATATGCTACTGGGAATCTAACCCCCTCAATCACAACTGCGTCAATCAATCAAACCACCCCTTTCAAGGCATTAAAAAAGGAATGCACCATTTCTGATACATTCCTTAATATTTCTATTGCGTTAATTCAATTAGTGTTATATAATATTTGTACTGCTTGTTTAAGTGGTATTGTAACTTTTGGCTGTCAGTTGTCGGGCTGGCAGCCCCTTTTTATTTATTAAATATTGAATGCTGGCTGTCCTGTCATAGCTGTATACTGATTGGCATATCTCTGTGTTGTTCTGAACACTTCCTGTCCGTCAATCTGTACAACAATGTTTCCGTTTTGCTGACCTATATTTGCATTAGCAAATACTTCTGACATGCCCTCAATAACAGCTTGCTTAATGCCATCTGTTATCTGCTCGTTGTTTGCAACCGCTGTCTTACCATTGCTGAATTTACCGACAAGCTCATTATGATTTGCATAGAACAGTCCATCTTCTCCATCTGGGAATCCACCCACTGCATACGATTTAGGAGTTATTCTAATATGAAAAGCGCTACTTGATAAATTTCCGCTATTGTCAAAAACATCTCCACTAAAATTAGAAGCAAAACTGCTTGATAAGCTATTTTTGATTCTCCAAGAGTTACTGTCTATTGTATCGGCTAATGCGTTCATAAGTTCTGTTCCTGTTTCTTCACCTATTCCGCCAGCATCAACCCTGTCAATAATATTCTGGTATGCCCTTTGCGCTGCGTATGGTATATCGCTGATGCTGCTGCTAAATCTACTGCTTAAATCAGATCCTGCATTTGCGCCTATGTTTCCAAACTTTGAAAAAGTACTGCTTGTGTCAGAATCAATAATACCAAGTTTTGATTGTACTTCGTTTTTAGCTTGTTCATACGCATTTGTGATAGCCTGCTGCGTATCTTGCGAAGTTCCAACAGCGGTATTTTTTAATTCATTCCAACAAAACTGCATATCATCCGTAGCTTGCTGAACTGTTCCCCTAGCTTCATTAACCTTATCTTGATTGGCTTCAACTTCTTTGTTGAGTTGTTCAATTTCTCTTGTTACGCTCGCATAAGCTGTAGCTTCATCTGGCGTCATTTCGACAACCTGTAAAGCACCGTTATATGTCAGCTTATTAAGTTCCTCTTGTTTCTGTCTCAACTTTTCTTTGCTGTCGTTGAGAGCATCTTCCATTTTCTTTAATTCCTTCTTCTCTTTATATTCATCTTTAATCAATTGAATATAATCTTCCCTTAACGCTTCCAAGCGGTACTCTTCCTGCTTTTTGTCAATCAGTTTTTCAATTTCTTCTCTAGTTCCCTTGTATGCGCCAGTTTCTGTGTCAATAACTCCACTTAATTCCGGTACTTTTTCAACTAATTCCTGTGCAATATCCTTGAGTAATTTCTGCTGTTCAGTTGTTAAGCCTGTTTGATTTGCTAGTTCAAAGTATTTTGTTTTAAGAGCTTCGATTTCATCAGCTGTTGTATTATTTTTCCATGAATCTTCTATTGAAGCAATTGATTGTTGTATTTCACTTGTGGTTTTGCCAACCTCTTCTCTAATAACTCCATATCCAGATAAATAATCTGGAATTTCGTCTTGGATTTTAATAAATCCTTTGATTGCACCTGTTACACCAACTATTGCCGCCATAGCCAAGCCTGCCGGTCCAAAAGCTGTGTATAATCCTGCTGCACCGATAGCTGCACCACCTGCTATTTTAGCAATAGAAGCTACAAGGTTATCACTTCCTTTGGCTATATCAGTAAAACCGCTTTCGATGAGTTTAAATTCTCCAAAAGCTGATACTCCGCCAAGCAATACTTTTTGAAATAGCGACATATTATTTCTAACTTTGGTTATTCCGCTGTTAAATACAGTAAATAGCCCTTTATCTTTAACAACTTTTCTAAAGTCTTGGAAATCCAATGTTGCTTTGGTAATTTTAGGGTGCATAAATGTTAATGCCGAAGCTGCTGCTGCACTGCCGTTTTTTGCTGCTTTCATTGCCTTGGCTGTATCTTCTGCCATTATGCTTAATGAATTTAACTTATTGTATGTCTTAGTAAGGCTCGATACTACGCTTGCGCCACCTATCGCCTTAAGCAACTTAGGAACTGCCACTAGCGATATCAGAAGCGTTTCTATCGGTGCTTTAGATAGCATACCCAAGTATAATTCAATAGCACCTTTTAAGCCTTGCACAATAACTCTGCCTGCTGCATTAAATACCTTAGTCCAATCAATTCCTGCAAGGAAATCGCCCATTTTCTGACCGATTTTAAACCAAGGAACATCATCTATAGCCTTTGCAAACCAATTAAAAATTCCTGCCACAAGGTTAGATGTATCTTGTCCTGCTGCATAGAAATCCCCGATTGCAAAATCTTTAAATATCTTCCTAACAGGTTCAAGTGCTTTCTCTATCTTATCAGCCCAAGCAACTGCTGAATTTTCCATATTAGCAAATGCTTTATTCCATGCCGCTTCATAATCAGCCGCCGCCTTAGCGATATCATCTGTCAAATCAATAGAGCTACCGCCACCACCACTTGAACTCTTGCTTGAGCTTGTATCGTCCTGTAATTTATTTATTTCATCAAATCCCATAAGGGATAATGTAGCTTTCTTAGCTGAATCAGCTACATCTTGGTAGCCGTCTGAAATATCTTCTAAGCCGTCTGATGTGTCTTTATATCCGCTTTGTCCGAAGCTCTCAAAATCAATCTTTACGCCCATTAAAGAAGCAAGATTGACTAATAATCTTTTGATTGCAATAGTTACTCCGTTTACTATTGGCATAACCTTTGAAAGAATTGGGATAAATAGCTGTCCTGCTACCATTCCTACCTCTTTCATATTGTTGCTGAACTGGCGTAACATATTACTTGGGGAGTTGATTGTCAAATTTGTTATCGTATAGGCTCTTTATCCTATACTTCTTATAGTTTCCTATAAGTTCAGAGTACATTATCACCCACGTTTTACGTTTGGTTTGGTGGTAGCCACTTCCACCTCATACTGCCCTATATGCAGTAGTGTCGGACACTCTTGGGAATATTATATTTATTCAATTCCTACTCGTTACGATGCTCAATAGCCTGTTCGTAATCTATTGAGTTATCTCGGTATTAGCATAATTTTCAGCTTTAATCCAATAAAATCCTCTGCATTTATTTCCTGTCTTGATAGCCTTGTGAATCTGTTTATGCACTTTGTCAGGTTCATTCATATATCTAGCTGCTTCTGTGCAATTATTAAAGTGGTTCACGATTTTTCTATCATTATCAAGTTGGTAAATGCCCTTCCCCTCTCTTATACCATTATACTTATAATCTTTGTTTGGATTGTATTCATTAGCATATATCCATACATAATTGTTTGCCGTTCCATATTTACCACTTAGGCAAAAAGATATGCTTGTTCTTGATGTTGATGTTTCTTGACTTGCTTGTGTTAACGAATCAAAAATATTAAGAACAAACCCTTCTTTGTCAAGTTGCATTACAGCACGCTTCCTTGTACTTGCTTTCTTTGAGTAAGAAGCAATCTTTTTAGGAATGTTTTTACTAACTTTATAACGCCACATATATTCACCTGAACGGTTTACTATGCCTTTTGCACAATTGGATATATCATGTCTTTGTAAACCTGTTACAACGCTTGCGTGTGATGAGCTTATATACTCGTCAATGTAATTCCCATTAAGGTCATATTGAAGAACAGGCTTTGAATTCCAAGATATTCCACCCTCGCCACCAAGTGTAATATTGTATCCGTTTGAGTTTGAGAATGATATACAAGAATTGCACTTCTTAATCCATTGTATTTCTTTTTCTCTGATTTTAGAATCACTATCTGCTTTATCAACTATTTCCCATTCAAAGTTATCAATACCATACTTCTTTAATGCATTGTGAAAAGGTAAGCCATTGTTTATATCGTCAATGTGCTGTTTCTTTCTTTTTTCAAGATTATAAGTTTTTCCAATGTATATTTTACCATTGATTTTATTAGTTGCTTTGTATATAATATAAGTTTTATTCATGCTTATATTATACCATAAATTGCTCGTTTTGAAAACTTTAGCCTTTACCGATTTTGCCCGATTGCCATAAGATATTTCTATTCTTATGCAACACTTGGAAGATAAGCTATATTATTAACTTTCTTCCGTCTATTAGCTAAATCACCCCAAGATACTTTGCTTTGGTCTAATATTGCCAACACTCTTAACTGCTGTTTTTCCATCTGTGTCATTTCTGATACAGACTTAGAAATGCCTAGGTTATAGGCATACGTCGCTAATGTAGCATTAGTAATATCAATACCATATTTATACAATGCCCTTGATTGACCGATTAAGCCGCTTTGTAAGTTCTGTGCTACTGTTGAATAGTCCACATTAAAAAGTGAGCTTATATCGCCTGCAAGCATTGTCATTGACTTTGTTATTGCTGTTGTCGCTTCACCTGTCTGCCCTAGTGAGTTAGTGACAGAAGCTAATTGTGAAGCGTACTGTGTTATCTCTTGTATGTTAAGTCCTAAGTTCTTTGCTCCACTTTCTTCAAGTAAGCCACCTTGAACATTAACTTTTAAGCCAGATAGTTTTCCAAGAGTATCATTTACTCTACTTTTAAAACTTTCTGCGTATGCTGTTGCGTTATCGTAGCCGTACTTTTTGTAATCCTTATCCCATTCTGAACCAATCTTGCCAAACGCAACCGCTTGATAGTTGAACGCTTCGATGTAATCTGTTGTTGACTTGATTGCTTCTATAAGTTTCTTACTGCCACGAATTACCATAAAATAAGTGGCATAAAACTTACCTATTGCACTTGCTAAGTTCCAACTACTTCTAGTTGCTGTCCTAGCACTTGTAGACACGCCATACAGTGACTTTTGAAGTGAGTTTGAAGAAGTACCCACCTTGCTACCTTGACTAGCAAGATTAGCCAATGCGTTAGTCATTTGAATAACATTCTGACTTACTGTTGGTGCTCTTGATAGCGTTGTCATTAAGCCATTTAAAGCATTGCCCAATTTTGGAATGTTTACAACGGCGTTTTCTATACTCTTACTGCCTAGCTTACCAAGTGACTTTGCAAATTCTGTGACTTGTGTTGCATTTTGCGGAATAGTTGATATGCTTGCAACTGCCTTTGTGACAGCTTGAAGTGATGTAGCTGTGTTAGTTAGTGCAACTGAATCAACAGAACCTATCTTTGTGATGTTCTTAGCAAGTCTTGTAAAATCTGCTGTTCCTGCGTTCATATTCTGCATAGCAGAACCCAACTGACTAACACCACTCGCAAGACCGCTTAGTGATGAGCCATTCACAGTTGCAAGTGATGTTGACAGCCTTGTAAGATGTTCTATTAGTGTATCAACAGAATCAATAGCTTTCTTGGCAGTACCGGTAATCTTGACTTCTAATGAATCTAATTCCACGCTTATACCTCCGGCTTATTTAGGGTGTGTTAAATCCCAGTTTGCTTTTCGTATTTTCATATTCAAAACAAACTCTTCTCTCTTTCTTTGTATTTCATCTTTGCTGTTCTCTTTTTTGTTAATATCTCTATAAATAGGCTTGTCTGGGTATTCAAGCTCGCCTTTACCCCAAGCACCACTTCTAACACCTATCTTGATTGCTGGGAGTATGTAACTACCTATCGCAAGCCATATATCTGAATCCATTCGTTGCCTTTCAAGTTTCTTACCCTCTACAACAGCCCATAGCTTTTTAGGTGTCATTTTAAGAAAGTCTGAATAACTAACGCCTAGTGAACTGGCTAAAACAAAGTATTCTTCCCATATTATTTTGTGGAAGTCTGCTTTTTCTTGTGGTCTTGTGGTACTACTGTCGGCTTCTTCTGCTCCTGTGCCGCTTCTTCCACATTGTTCGCCATTTCCTCTAACATCGTTGTTATTCCGCTCAACTCGAAAAAACCATCATCTTCCATCGCTTTCTTGATTTCTTCAAACAATGTTCTATATCCGTAACTCTTATCTGTCTTTCTTTTCTCTGTAATATATGCCCTAGTGAGTTCCTTTGCTTCATTCATAGTTACTGGATTATTGTCAATACAGCCTGCATAAATGGCTAAAATGCAAATCTTTGGCACATCTGCTGTCATATTTGCTAACCCATCAAAAGAAGCCTGTGCAACACTTTTATCCGTTTGCGCAAGTAAGTAAGAACCATTAACGACAGAAAACATTTTCTGCACTATCTCTTTACACTCTGCTGCACCAAAAGAGAACTCAACTTTGTATTCTTTTCCGTTTACATTAATATTCATCATAATTTTTACCCTTTCCCACCCTATCGTCCATATAGGGAAAGGTGCGGATTTTACACCGCACCTACCTTTTAAAATAATTATTCTGTTACATCATCAAGATATGATGTATAGTCGGCTGTTTTGGCGTTTGTGCCACCAATCGACACAGCCTTTGATTTAGTCGATTGGCTTATCATTCCCCCGATGTTGGGGTTACTGCTGTATCTGTTCCTACCATATCCTCAATAATAAGGTTGATAGCCATTGTAAGAAGCCCGTTCTGCTCCTTACTTGTGATTGGTAACTTTGATGGTGGTTGTGCTACAAAGAACTCCGCGTCTGTTATGCCCGGAGTAATCTCCTGAAACCACATTCTCTTACCGCCTGTTAATCCATTGTATGCTGTAATAAGAGTTTTCCATTCTTCAATAGTTGCGTCTGTCTTATTAACTGTTACTGCAACTGTATCTGTGACTGTATCTCTGCCTGCAATGTTTCTTGCCTGCTTATCTTCAAGTGCTGAAGCGTCTATCGCTTCTGGTGTTACTGTAATTTCATCAATAGAATTAATTCTTGTAAGTAACTTGAATGATGTTGGCTTTGTACCTGCTGTTGTTTCAACTCCATAAGAGAAAGTAACGCCCAGTGTACTTAATCCTGCTACTGCATCTGCCATTGTCTACCTCCTAAAAATTTGCAAAAAAATAAGAGCATTTCTGCTCTTTGCTACAATAATCTGTCATTTGCTCCAATTAACCGCCTAAATCTAGCGGTGCTCTTATGTACTTTGTTACTGATTGAGAACTCTGGCATTGCATTGCCTTGAAATCTCATTGTCTTAAATGCATCTGTAATTACTGCCATAACCTTGCGACAGTCAGGCTTGCTTGTGTTAGTGGTAACATCTACTTGAAATGTTGCTAACAATGCGTTAACCGTCTGTCCGTCAAGTGTTCGCCCTTGTTCAACTGCTGGCAGTAAATGAATGTATACTGTCGGGAATACTGCTTGACCGCTATTTTCCCCCTCATTGGTTATGACTATCTTTGGATATTTCTTTTTAAGCTGTGTTAGGGTTGTAGACTTGACAAGTGCTGTGACTGTATTCTCGAGGTCTATCGCCCAATCGTTTGCATTTGCCATTAACTAAACACCTCTCTTGCTATCTGCTTATACTGATTAATAATCTCCATTGTAGCGTTATACATAGGCATTGTAGCTTTAACGCCGTGTGTGTAGTGCCATTGATTGTCATTACCTAAGTAGTACCAGTCATCTTCAAATGCGTGGATTTGCCCTGGATATGTTCCTACGCCCAAGCCAAAATCATTAGCCTTTGGATTTTCATTGCCACTGTTGTAATAAATACCAGCACCAAATTCAATCGCTAATAGCGTGTAAAATGGCTCTCTATCTTCTACTTCAACAGTTTTACCGGTAGCAATTAAAATAGCTTGGTAGCCATCTTGAATAGGCTTTCTGTCAACTCTCAATGTTACTGTCCTACCTAATGGGCTTTCATTAACACTCATAATTGCCGCTTTGTCACCTAATTCTGCTAATCGTCCAACAAGCAGTTCACATTTATACTGTAAACTCTGCTTGTACTGTTGTAGCTGTCTGATAGCTTCATTTACGGACTTTTCAGACAATGATATATTAATTGTATGTCTTGCCATAATGCACCTACTTTACAACTGCTTTAAGCATATACTTAGTTGAATACAATGCTGGCTTAATGCCTACAATCGTGAAATCTGCTGATGTTTCATCAACAAGTTTGTCAGATGTATATGTAGGCTTGCTATTAAGCCATATAAGGTCGCCTTTTTGAATAGGCAACATATTCCTATCTGTCAGCAAAATAGCGTCAAAATCAGCGGTATCAAAGCCGTATTCTTTACTCTGTGCTTCTCCACCGCTGAATGATATGTTTGCTTTGAAATCGACCGGCTCTGAAAAGCCCGTTTTCTCTTCAAGAACTTTAGGTATCTTATCCCCCTCATCATCAAGATAAGGAATGAAGTTGCCCTCTGTGTCGGTATATCCCTCATAAAGGATATTGCCGTCATCATCTCTTTCATAGATAGTTACTGTCTGTCCTTGAAGTGAATACTTCATAGCCTGCTTATTGATGTCAAGCATATTACTTCACATCCTTGCCAAATCGCTTCCATAATTCAGACAGCTTTTCCCATCCATACATTGAAATAAATGCTACAACAAAACCTGCCATAATTGCCGCAAGAATCATGTACCACAGTATTGTCATCTGAACATACTGCATATAGGCAACAAAAGCCGCTACAGTAATACCGATTGACAGGATAAATACTATAATATCTGTAGGCACTTTATTGAATACTCCAATGCCCTTAATTACTTGTGTAATTACAGACACTACAAAAGCTAACGCCCCGACAATCGCTAAGATAATTGTCATATTTGCGATTAATACCTGCATAATTTCCATTCTGCTATACCTCCTTATCTTCATTAAGCCGCGTTTCCAATCCGTCTATTCGGTGGTGTGCCGACTTTACACTTTCCTCAACTTTAATAATCCTGTTATCATGAGAATTAAGCTCTTTTCTCATTTCTATAACTTCATTCTTTATCTCTGTTGTGTTGCCTGATATTGTGTCAAGTTTCATATTTATGCGTGTATTTTCCTTTACACGCTCTGTAAGTTCTGCATTGTCAGACTTTTTGTTGTTCTTAAGATTAAATCCCAACGTAAACAGTCCGAAAAAGACGGAAAAAGCAACTGAAATAATGCTTATAATTACTGCTATTGGCATTGATATACCGCCTTTCATAATTAATAATGGCACACTGCCCACCACCCTTAATGTGTGCCGCCTGCTACCGTATTGGTAACGCACAATCTTCTATAAAACCTTAGCAAAAGGAAATACCCCAACAAATAAGCTGTCTCTATCTCTCCAAGTTCTGTTGACACCATTCTCATTGTAGCTTGCCATGAATGCTTCACCTGCCTGTGAATGGTCGTAGACAGCCAGATTAACGATAACACTCTCAAACTTCTTTAAGTCCTCGGTTATCATTTCGTCTGTGTAGCTGTCAGGGTAATTTCTTCTTGCTTTTACATCTTCTGTAGCCTGTTTAATAAGTTGTTCGATTATTGGATTATCCTCTTTGCTATCAAACACTACCACATCAGATGTCGTATCATCATCGTTTGTGACTGTATCAATATGAAATTGTTTAAGTCTGATTTTAACTTGTTCCAATGTGGTGTATTCTGCCATAGTTCAAACCCTTTCTAAAGCTCTACATTTTCCATTACTGCTCTTGCTTCAAGAACTGCAATATAATCTGTCATTGCTTTAATCTGCATATTATATGTACTTCTAGGGCAAGTTGGAGTAAATGTAAGTTCATCGTTATTCCACTTATCAAGCATATTTTTTAGTTTCTTATAGCGAATAACTACTTGCTGATACTCTGCTTTAAATCTCTCTTTGTAATCAGCACTATTCATCATTTCTACTGTATCTTTTAATTCCATAGCCTAGCTCCTATAATCCTAATTTTTCAATTAACAGTTCTTTAAGTTCTGCTCCTGTAAGCTCCATTGCATTCTCAATGCCTTGTTCTAAGGCAAGTGTCTGTAAGTCCGCTGTTGGCATACGCTTAATAGCTGTCTTTGTGTAATCGCTTGTAGGTTGAACAGGAAACTTGTCCTGTTCTTCCTCGTATTTAAGCTCATCGCCATAAACAGCTTCCTGTCTTACATTATCTGCTGTTACTTCTTCACCCTGCTTTGCGGCGTTGATTTTATGTCGTCTTAATAACATATGAACACCTCTTACTTTCCGAACTTAGCAAGAACAACCTTTGAATCGTTGCTTAAGACTGCTGTATAGTGTTCATCGCCAGAAATAACAGTTGTCTTTGCAAGAATATCTCTGTCCGATTCAATCTCAACGCTTCTCTTCATATAGATTGTAAGTGCGTTCTCTTCTTCTGACACGCCATCTGCACCTGTGTCCTCGTTAGGGTCTTCTGCTGATACGATAACAATAGGACAAGCGTAGAACTCTGTTGTAACAGCCTTTAACTTGCTACCTACCTTGATTTCCTTACTCTTTGGCTTGAGTGTATGTGCAAGTGCTGTGTCAAGGTGAACATTAGTTGTATCCTCGCTTGTTGTATCAGCTACAACATTGATTGTTCCTGCCGAATCATCAAGCTCATACTTAACCAGCTTAACTTTCTTAGACTTAACAACCTGTGCTCCTGCGATAGAACCGATAGTGCCATTCATAATTACATTAAGTGGGTACTTGTCATTGCTCTTAAAATCATCGTCATTAAGTAATGTGGCTTCCTGTGCTGGGTTAATGAATAATATCTTTGTAAGTGATGAATCCGATTCATCATCAAATTTGCTATTAGCTGCTACAACTGCTGAATAGCTGATAGATGCTGCTGTTCCATCGTAATCAATAGGTGCTGTGCAAAGTGCGTCATAGCTGTCATTATCAACCTTTGCAGCGATTGACATAGCAATCTGATTGATAGCTGTACCAAGTGGGTCGCCATAACCAGATAATACTGATTCATCTGTAAGCTCTACAGCCTTACCTGCTTTCTTAACCTTTGCTTCTGTTGTAGATGTTGTAAGTACTGTTGTACCCATAGCAACACCTTCTGCTACATCTTCTGCGTCACCAATATAAGCATACTTTGGCACAACGATTGTGCTTCCCGGTCTGCCTACAAGCGTTGTGTCAACTCTTGCAATAGGCGAAAACTTAATTTTCTTTGGCAACTTAGCTGATACCATATCAGCCATTACCTGTGGGTCTACTAAATTTGCTAACTTAGTCTGTGGCATAGTTTATTTACCTCCGTTTTCTACTCTGTGAACTTTTTATAAAGTTCTGGATTCTTATTTTTAAACTCCACTCTTTCGTGGTAATTCATCTTGTTGAACTGTTCCTGTGTTATCGTGCTTTCTTCTCCACCGCCTGCATTAATAGCCGGTCTTGATTTAAGCCACTCTGCCTTAGCTTCTTTAACCTGTCTTTGCACTTCATTGGCAATTACAGTTGCTATAAGGCTATGGTCTGCGTCTGCAACCGCCTCAATCAAAGAATCAATATCCTTTCCATCGCCTATAACTTTCTGATAAGCATTGACAGCTTTCATATGATTAAGTTCTTTGCTCATGTTCTCGAACTTTTCAGCCTGCAACTTTTCAGCTTCCGCCTTTGCTTCCGCTTCCTGTTCTTCTGCTGTCTGCTTCGAGCGAAGTTCTTTCTTGTACTTAGCTGCTTCTGAACTGGCTTTATCGGAAGCATTCTTATACTTCTCTTTTTCAGCTCTTTCACTAGCAAGCTGTGCCATAAGTTCTTCTACACTAGGTGTCTGCTCTTCATTCTGTGGCTCATTATTAGTTGTTGGTTCTGTTGTTGTGTTAGTTACATCTGCCATAATTTCTTTACCTCTGCTTTCTGCGTTTTTTGTTGTTCTCTCAACTCTTGCGATATTTGTATTGCCCTTTCTCTAGGGCATATAAAAAGCCACAAGGCATTTTCTACCCTGTGGCTCAATATCAATTATTTATCTGTTCTGCTCTTATCTATAACTGGACTGTTTTCTGTCTGGTCTGATAAGTCTTGCATTGTGCGGTCTTTATTAGGTGGCTGTTCTCCATCTCCACCCTCTGCTTGGTTCTGTGTATCTTTGTTGATTATACTGTCTTGATATGCCTTAACCATTTCTCCGCTTCTCGCTACAACATCGTTAGGGTCATCAAAAAATGGAATTGCATCAACTGTATCTTTAAGACTAAATCCGTGGCTTATCAATGTTGCCATAGCGTTAACCTTAGTTGACATTTCATAAGTTTTTTGTCGCTTAATGTTAGGTTTTACATCTCTTGCCCTTAATTTAAGTAATGGATTATTGCTGTTAATATTGTTTGACAGCTTAATGGCTGCAAGAACAACTTTTATCTCTTCCATTTTGCAACCATCTGTAATTAATTGCTGTTTTGCTGCTGCTGTTTCAGCCTGTGACCAGCCTGTTGCATCTGACATTGCAACTCCTGTACTGCCACCGCTATTATCATTTCGTTGTGGCACATTGCATTTTTGCAAGATTATCTGTCGCCTTGATTGGATATTGTTAAGCATACCTGTGTAATCGTAATTGATTGCAAGTGGCTCAACTATTGGAGTTTTGCCATCTGCTGATGTATAGGTCTGCATCCATTCTCCAGATTTTGGTTTCCTTACTTTTTCAGTAATGCGTTGCGTTCCATCTTTATCAACTGTTGTTTCTTGTTCAACTGGGAAATCAACATCGTTTGTATGCCATACTGCTTGTGTGTTCTGTTCAACATCATTTGTAAAATCTGAAATGAGTAGGTTTAAGTTATCCATTTCAGATATTTGCCGTTCAAAACAGCCCATTCTATCAAATGACCTTGTGTATTCAATGATAGGAATTTTATGTAATGGGTTCTCTTCTCCGCTTCTCTCCAAAAACCCCCATTTTGTTTTCCCTTTACTTTTTCCGTTAGTAATTTTTACCCCATCCGTAACTTCATATCGAATATCTTTTGTAAAACAGGTGTAATATCTTGTACCACTATGTTTGTCTTTGATATAAGTACCTGCAAGAATAACCCTCTTATCACTATAAGCTGTTGACCTTACAACAAATGTTGTTCTTGGGTCTAATATGTCATATGTGAAATAGCTTTCCCCATCCTCATATTCTGTATTCACATCAATAAGGACATATCCAACGCCACCGATTTCAACATATCTTGCAAGTTCCTGTTGCTTCTGCCTTGCGTTCTGCGATTCGTAGCAACTGTTTAATTCTGCTATAGCTTCTGTAAGGTTAGAATCCTCATTATCGCCATTCTGAACAAGTGTTATAAAGTTCCCCCATTTAAAGCCTAAATTAAACTCTGTGACCTCGTTAGCCACATTATCACAGCACTCACAGTCAATGTCTGGTCTGTAAGTCTTTGGATTCTTCCTAACTATTGGCTGTATTCCTGCGTCATAATCAAGAAGAAACTGTATTCTGTTGGAATTAATATCATGTTCCAAAATTGCTTCACGCAAAATTGGTATTATATTGTCAGGTGTTATTTCTTTTGCACCTGTATAAATAGCAATTCTTCCTGTCTGCATTGTCTACACCTCTAATAAAATGTCATACCGCTTGAACTTCTGCTTTGTGGTATTTCCTTAATCTGAAAATCATCATCATCGTTAGGCACATACCATATCCATTTGTGGCAATGCTTGCACGCTAATTTATGTGTTCTTGGGTCTTTGCTGTCTGCCTTAGTCAAAAACTTGTGGCAGTTCGGACACATAATTGATTTATCTTTATTCATATTTCTACCTCGTTGCATAACAAAAAACACCGCTACAATTAAGTAACGGTGCCTCCGATAAGGAATATATTTATGAAAAACAGCTCTGTAATTTCTTACAGATACAGTATATCATTAGCGCAATATGACATTCTATGACATCTTTAAATATGTGTTACCATATTTTTCTTCAAATGCCTTAAGAGCTTTTCCATGAAGTCTGATAATTTGTCTCCATGAATATTTCATTTCTGTAGCGATAACCTCAAAAGTTTTCTTTTCGATATATCTTGAAAATAGAATATTATAGTAATCTTCATTCTCTATGCTGTCTATTTGCCCTATAATCAAGTTTTTCTTTTCAATGTATTCATCTATCATATTATCAAGATTGCGCTCCATTTCGTCAATTTTGGCGTATGTAGAGCCTATTTTATCTGGGTCAGATGATGATATTACCTTTTCTTCGTTTCCAATAGCCGATATGCTGCAAGAAAGTTCTCTAAGCTGTGTTATTTCTGTCAGCTTATTGTTTATCATTCTATTAAGTCTGCTTATTTGATTCAAATAGTCCTTAGTTGTCATATAAACCCTCCTCTTATATCGGACTTGATATTATTACTGTCTGCTTTATCCTATTTCCTTTTGTCATTCTTAATGCAAAGTTTGAGAAAACATCTGGAACATCATCTAATTGTTTCTTGCCTGATACCGAATACTGCTTTAATAATGACACCATCACTCCGTATGGCTCATTAGGCTTATAAAGTGATGCATCTTTAAAAATAATATGTTGCAATATCCAGTTGGAACATTGAAATATTCTTGCTTCCTTATTCGTTTCAGTTGGTGTATCAGTGATGTTACATATCCAGCCAACGCTCTCAACACGCTTATTAACTTCCATTGCAACTCTGTCACCGCCAGCATTACGCTCAAACTCGCACTCTTGTACTTTATTATTTACAAGCACTCCTGCGGCATTTCTGTATTGTTCTTCGTAATCCGCTGTGTTATCGCATACACAATCAATGCAGTAATAGTCTTCTCCGTGTTTCTGTAATACTGGCAGTACAAAATAATCCGTACCTTTGCCCTTAGTATCACATTGAGCTGTAACAATTTCTGGCTCGCCATGTGGCAAATTAAGGTATCTACGTATTTTGTCGTCAGGAAACAATAATCCCTCACGCTCGATAGGCTCCTGTTTGTATAAACACCTGTAAGAAATTTCATCCATTAAAAGCTGTTGGTCGGCAAAAAACTCTTTTGTGAATCCGCTATACTCATAATCAAAATTGCTCTCACCTGTTACCGGATCTACATCTGGCACAGCAATAGTCTTAACTCTTTTATTTCCTGCGTACATATTCTGTATTCTTCCGATAACATCATGTACGCTCCAACGTGTAGCAATATGTATCTCTTTGCAATTATGTCCGTCTGTATCTTGGATTTTTCTTTGTCTAGCATCTACCGCATATTTATCCCACAGCTTATCAAGTACCATAGGATTAAGTGCTTCTTCAATACCACCTATCATATCATCCACAAGTAAAAACTTACTTGCACGAACTTTACCGGCATTCTTACTTCCTACAGATGTACATTGTACGCTTGGAAATGGCTTATATTTGCCGATATTGAACTGCTCTAACTTTGCATTAGTGCTTGTAACTGTAAGGCTAGGAAAGATTTCGTTCCATGCATATTCATCAGCATTTGTAACAATATCGTATACACCATCATAATACATTCGTGTAATGTCGCCAGAATGGGAGTAAAAAAGGCAAAAATCATTAGGAAACCAACCAGCTACTAAAGCGTTAAACATCTTTTCGATAGTTGTCTTTCCCGCTCCAGGTATTAATGACACACACAATATATCGTATTTATCATCAATCATGCCCTGTAAGGCTTCTATTAATCCCATTTTTAAGAATTGTTTGCGGCGTGGCATATAGAAGCGCTCTTTAGGTTCTCTTTTCTTTTCAAGATACCTAAATCCGCTATCAACAACTTTGTTTTGCGCTTCAATCAGTAAAATATCATAAAACCAATTAATCAGCTCATATTCCGTTTTATTTGCAAACGCATACTTCTCTAAATCCCATATCGTTCCGCCTGTCTTGTCCTTGCAGAAACGCTCTATAAGCTCTTTTGCCCTCTTAGTGAGTTGTAGTCCATACTCATTATCTTTCTCGCCATTTATGGCTACACTGCAAGCGTCTACATAGGCATTAATTACCTGTTCATCTATTCCATTTTTCTCTATGTAATTTTCATATCCATTGATTGTAGAAATAAGGCTCTGACTAGCCATAAGAAAAGCACCTCCACTTTTAAAAAGCAAAGGTGCTTATAGACCTCTGCCTATAATTTTTCTAGGGTAGCGACTGCAATCAATCTGTAGCCGGTAATATATTTATTCACATTCTGAAAGTCTATCTTTTATAAACTGCTCCAATGCACTAAAGCCTTTTGGCTTTTCAATTCCTTTTCTTGCAAGTTCTTCAACTATTTTAGAATCCCTAGCAAAATTCATTTCAATACGGCTTTGTGGCAGTCTGCCAAACTTTTTCAAAGCATATTTTTCTACTACTTCTCTTGAAATATCTATTCCAAAATTTCCCAATGCTTCTTCGGGCGGCGATTGATACCCTGATAAAGGATTGTCAATGTCATTCATTCCTCACAGGCCTCTATCTTTGCCGATAATTCTATTATCCGTTTCTTTAATCTCTTCTCTGTTGCATTGAAATCCGCAAGGCTTACAAACTCTTCATTTTCCTTGGCCTCTTCAAACGCCGAACAGAGTTTATTGTTTTTGTATCTGTACACAGGTATCGCATATATATCACTCATTCCTCATAAACCTCTCAAAATCTTTTCTGCACTTAGGACATAGTTCGTATGTTTTTTCTAAAAATTCATATCTGCGAACATTCTTAATTTCAAGACACATATCATTATCTTCAAAAGTGGGAACTATATCTCCGCAACATCCAACTTGCTTAAATCTAACTTCTTTCCAACTCTTAGGTATCATCTCTTTTCCGCATCTGTCACAAGTGTGCCATTCTTTTTGATGTTTCATAGCAATCCCCCCTTTGCAAAATTGGCAAACTCTTCGGTTATTCTTTAAAAAGCACTTCTTCCGCTAAAAAAGTAAGTTGTATCTTTTTCATTCCAGACTCATCATCTGTAATGCCATCTACACTATATATACTATCAACTGAGTTACCATCAAAGAAAACTTTGACATATCCTTTTGAACTATCCAACAATGCTTCTTTAATCATCTTTGCACCAGCTTTCTAAGCACCATACATAAACATATTTTCAAAATAGGAATCATTTAGTGCTTTTTCTAATTCGTCTTTGTACCTAAATGGACTTAAAGGACTTTTTATTTCTTCCCTCAATATAGGTGACATATTGTCTATCAAAATGCCTTGTGTAGCGCTTGCAAGATTTTGCGGTGGCAAATCCGCTAAAGCGCATAACTCCATTCTTTTATGGTCGCATTTTTCAGATTTAGGGCAACTTTTACATTTTTCTGCTAATTTACTTAAAGGTTCTGCCATTACTACACCAACTTTCTACCGCAAATAGGGCAATAATTAATTTTATAATCAAAATCCATAAAACTATCACCTGTTGTAAAGTGAATGAATACGCCATCTTCTCTCTTGTATATATAATCTTTGTAATCGGGGTTTTTATAATCTGATGTATAAATGTTTTCACAAAACTTACACATATCACTTCTTCCCCCATAAATTATCTGGTAATTCCTCGCCGCCATAAATCTTGTTAGCGTATTTCTTAAATGTCGGTACGCTACAACCTGCTACTTTTGCCGCCTTTACTTGTGAAGCCTGCCCCGATATGTAGAGGTTTATTGCTTCGTAGAACTTCTCTTTGTTTAGTGGGTGTACGCCTGCTGCCATAATAATCACTCCTTGTCTGTTTTACATCATTTTCTGTATCATAATTGCCAATATAGCTGTCAGTAAACATATTATTATTGACATTCCCTCTTTAACAGCTGTTGCAATAGATATATCTTCTCTTTCAATGTATTTAATGTTGTAATAAGCCCATATTAGCATTGCTATGCCTAAGATTGTCTTCATAATATACCTTTACATCTCTATAAATCTATTTGCCAGCTTGCCAAGATATTCAGCATTGGCAAAATGTGTTATTGAGTAGTTGGTGCTTTCTCTATGTTCTCTGATGAAATGGTCGTTAATCATTCTCTGTAAAACTGTAATGCCATTATCGTCTGTTTCGTATATAGCGTCAGCGTCGAAATGTCCGTGTTCTGTATCTGTGATAGTTGATAGGACTGAATATACATTCTTTAATGTCTTATCTGTAAGTATTGGGTGTACTTTGTGGAAATAGATTTCATATAACTGCATATACATCTTAAATCCATCCTTAACGCAATCACATATAGCTGAATTATCTATGTTGTTGTCACAGATGTTATTGAACCTATCAACCATATCTTTTTCTTTAAGCAACATTTCATCTCTTGTGACAGCTCTTGCCGTCGGTTTCTCTGAAAACGATGTATGTACCTCTCCATCAATGCTAATTGATGTATTGTCCTTATTAGTAATTTCTGAATTATAATCTCTGTTTAAGTAATCTATGTTAGTATTATCTGGTATTGCTTCGCCACTAGCTTGTGTTTGATTTTTCATTGGCTCATTATTGATTGCGCACTCGTGCGTAATGGTTTTTTCATTTTCTGGGATTTCAATTTTATAATCACTTAATGGATAACCATTCTTTTTAAGGTCTTTTGCAATATTTACAAGATTTACTCTATATTGCAATGTTCTATCCCATTTATATTTAGGGTTATTTCGCTTTGAGATATAACCCATATCCACCAATTCACTGATATATCTTCTTATCTGACTTGCAGATAAACCTAACATAACCTCATCGGCTAATTCTTCGGCTGTTTTATATATCCAACCATAGAAAAGCTCTCTTTCTTCTTCTCCGTTGTTCTTCGCGATCTCATTTTCTTTCTTGATAAACTTATCGGCATCTGAAACTCTTTCGGACCAATAAATGAATTGATTGAGGATAATTGCTTTTCTATAATCGTTTGTTATCGATAATAAATCTTCTCTAATTACTGCTTTTTTAATTTTTATGTCTGTCATAAATTACCTCCTACGATAGATAACCCTACGATTTATATAAAAACAGTTGTCAGGAGTTCGTAGGTTACTCTTTTCGTGTTGCAATCACTAGGCAACTGAATTTACCATTTTGTACGGTTTCCTGCGTTGGAAAGTATCGTCCGGTCACTTCATTACATTGCTGTCCATACTCTACTGTCAGCCAACCAACGCAAGCATTTTAATTATTTCAGCAGGGAATACCGAAACTCCTGCATATCTGGGAATGACCCAGCCGCATCCGATATGTGGGCTTGCACCACACTCACACCAAGTATAGGAATTGAACCTATATAGCATTTCCATATGCCTTTACTAGCCTTATCAATGCTATGTACCATACTAATCGGAATCGAACCGAACTCGCACTATGCTATCGGAACTATAAATACATTTTTATCCTAGGTTATTATGTATCTATAACGCAGATAATAGGACTTGAACCTATACACCGCCATATAGCGGTTACTGACTGTTTAGCAAACAGTTCCCTTACCGATTAGGGTTATATCTGCGAATAAGTATTGCACACTTCATGTGTAGCATATCGTGTGGAACCTGCGTTTTCTAACGGAGTAGCACCGTCAAGTCTGCCTTCACATTGACTTTCACTGGATTTCGCTTAGGTCAGTTCGTCTTTTTTCATTGCTGTCGACTCGGCAATTACTAAAAGTCACTACAATACTCATTTACCGCCTGTTACGGCAAGCACTCCGCAAAGTTACTTGGTTGAGTTTCACATATTGATGTGGTGTGGATTTGAACCACACATAATACTGATTCAGAAACCTTTAAGGACTATTCATGCTTCGCTTTCACATGAACTCTGTTTGGTACAGTACCTACTTCGTTTATAGCGTTTACCCATTTCGCCACACATCAACTCGCATGTAGATGGTTTTAAAGAAATATAGATAACCAACAACTTATTTCTCTTTTCAGTTTACACACGAGAGCGCCGACATCGTGAATCGAACACGAACAACATTTCTGTTGGATAGCTTAGCAAGCTACTGGAATACCTTTATCCCATATCGGCAGATACCGCCTGTAACGGCTATCAAGAAACAAGAACAGAAACAATAAAATATTAGGGGTATTTTCGTAAGGAGTGCTTCTTGATAAGTTGGTTTTCACACACCTCTGTATGAGGTAAGCCTTTCCGAGTGGTCTTGCACCACTCTTAACTGAATCTCCAAGAAAGTACATGAAAGGAGGACTACCTTAAAATGCAAAACATGGTAGTCTACGATAAAAGTAAGACAAACTACACCAGTCGGATTCGAACCGACGCATACAGAGGTCAAAGCTCTGTGCCTTACCGCTTGGCTATGGTGCATTAAGTGGCTATTCTCGGTATATATTCGCCACAAACCGCAGTGTACTATCCTTTGTAGCCATTATACTTTCATTGACCGACACGGCTATTCTGACAATTCTATGTATTTGTCAATGTACCACTTAGCTTTTTTAATATCCTCTAAGCCATTCTTGTTATTATGTCTGTAAATGTACTTAAAGGCATTACATAAGCAAAAGTTCTTAACGGCTTCCTTGCCCTGTGTTTCCAACATAACATCTATACATTCAAAGCTGCCAGTCTCATAGTGGCTCGGATGATTAACATTGTCGTTTACCGGCTTTTCATTGATACTAGGTGCAACATCTTTGAGAGGTGTAAAATTGTTATTTTCCCCACCGCTTACAATGCAATCATTGCATGGTCGCTCGTTAAATTGTTTCAGCTTATTTTCACAATTAAGGCACATATTTGTCGAACTCATTAAATATCACCTGCCTGTCTATGATTGGCTCTATAGGTATCAAATCCCTCTGGATATCTTGCTTTCAGTTTGTCAATGTTAATCTGCATGATTTCATCAAGGTTCCAACCGAAGGATTCGCAAAGCATTGCAAGATACCAACAAATATCGCCAGCTTCTTTCTTTGCATGGTCAATATCAAGCTGATTCTCGTGGAAAATCCATTTCTTAAGCATGTCGTTAAGTTCTCCAACCTCGCCAGATAAACCTAATGCAGCATTAAGAACACCGCCTAACTCAATCTCTGGCGTATCTCCACAATGATTGCCAATCTTTAAATCATTAATCTTGTTCAGAAGCCTATCTGTAGACTTTTTATCGTTAGTACGCATAGCCAAAGCCTAATACTCTGCTCCCTGCATTTCTAACTCCTAACTCTTTTTTATTTTTTAAAATTTTTTTGGAATTTACTCGGCTGAATTAGCCGTTTTCTGATGTGCTTATTGAATATCTTGTGAATAATTAAGATGTGTCTATTATACACCTATCTATCAGATTTGTACAGTAGATTTATTAATTATATTATATGGGTTTGTATATAGTTTAATAAATTATTATTGGTTGGTTATGTATATATAAATATATATAATAAGCCTTTTTATCTTTGGGGATATTTGAGTGACTTAGTTAGGCTCGCAATGCGTGTATATATAACCCCCACGCCCTGCGTTTGTGAATAATGCACAATGAAATCAGCCAGAGCGGAGCCGTTGCGCAATGAATAATTATCACGCAATCGCTGTTAATCCGCTTGTTTACTGGCTTTGTCATGCTTTTATCGCTCAAATGTTCTGTTTTATCACTTCGCTAAACTCAACTTTAGCGAAATCATTACATAATATGCAAAAGTGCCGCAATCCGCTTGTTTACTGACTTTGTGGAATTTCTTGTACATCTTGCACAATGATTTCTTGTTGTGCAATTTGACGAACATTAGAGCCTTGAGCGTTTCCAGATGGTCCGAGCTGTGGAAGGTCTGCAGCTGTTTTAATGGTCTTTGTGGTGCTTTCCCTGCTGACACCGGGAAGATTCCAAGCAAAGTGTCGGTTGAGTATTGCAAGAATGCCGACAGGGTTTTTGTTGCCGGTTGCGAGCTTGTTCGATAGACTTTCTTCACGAAAAATACGCAGTTTTTGCACGATATCGAAGCCTTTTGTACTTAGTTTTCTCTCATCTGCTCCCCAGTCCATTAATGTATCATAATTAATACCTGTTAATAAACTATATCCCATTATACTACATTCTTTATCATATACAGAACATAAATAATAATATATATATAATATATACTCTAATTTATCTAAATCATACATATAAAAATTACTATCCATTATACAATTAGTGTTATTTTTATTAATATTCTTATTTAACTTTAATATACTTTTATCACTAAAAACATATTTATTAATATACATTAGGGCAGCATTCCATCTGCTTTGTGGCTCTTTGGTCATGTCTTCGATGTTGTGCTCTTCGCAAAACTGCGACAAATAAAGCTCTATGTCATTCTGAAATACTTCGGGTGTATCTGGTGTTCCTTGTAATTTCTCCATATGTTCCCCTTTCTGCTGGATCTGCTTCAGCTGATTATATTTTATATGTGCTAATAACATAAAAATAACCCGATAACAATATTAATATTATCGGGTGTAAATCTTATATTTAATTATTAGCAATATAATAACATAATAAATATAATTAATCAATAGGCATTAAAAAAGCGATGTATAACAGATATACACCGCCTAAATCATATTATCTTATATCTGTTATTTTTACAAGCGACCTCACAAGACTATGCTTTAATACTTCACCAATCATTCCATCATTGTATATGCTCGTGTAATATGCTTTCATATCGTCCACCTTTTTAACCTTTCTTATAAACATATATGACAATTTGAAATATCTTCGCCCTCTTTAATCTCTGGCAATTCCACAATTCGCGCGCCTCTGTTATCTGTTGCATATGTACTTGGATAACTTTTTGAATTAATAACCGCAGCTATATATTCTCTTTTCTGCTCATCTTTCTTAATTGCTAAAAATAATCTCATATTCTGCACCTTTTCAGTCTTTCAACTGTCCTTTCTTAATTTGCACAATTATAATATCATTTTGTGCCTTATATGTCAATAGTTTTTCGTGCCTTATTTTAAGATTTTTTCGTCATGCTCCAGCTTTTCCGCTACTGCAAGTTTAATAAAATCGTTTGCGCTCTTATATCCAAGCTTTTCTATGCGTTCCTTTGTGCCTTTTGCAAATCTACAATTAACACGCTCAAACTTATCATCATATTTATATACGGCTTTTCGTTGGCTTTCGCTTGTCTTTAATTCCTGCATATGCTTTCATCTCCTCATATAATATTATTATAATTATAATATCATTTTGTGCCTTATGTGTCAATTAATATTTTTCTTCTTTATTATATACATTGTGTTATTTTGTGCCTTATATATATTATACAAATTTTGTGCCTTATATTTGTACAATTTGTATATTGTTTTTGTGCCTTATATTTGCTATTATAATCTTGCAAATAAAAAAGGCGGTTGCCACTCTCCCAAAGTTTACAACCGCCACCAATCAAAAAAGAAAGGCAGCTATTATTATAGCACAGGTAAAAAGAAATGAGAAGAACAAACAGCAAGGAAGTTAAGGCAGCAGTTAGAAATTATTTAGCAGAGGTTGCACAGAGTGAAGAGCTTAACACAATTAAGGACATCAAGAACAAGTTTATAAATGAATACGGTTGGGCGGTTGCAAGGCTCGGAGAGCGTAACGCTTGCATAGAATGGCTTAGAGGCTTAGGTGTTGGCGTTGATTATAGCTATTGCGATATTATCCAGCTTATGGCTGAATGGTTAGATGAAAGCGCAGAAGAAGCTGAAAAATGGCTTGATAAGCGCGGCGATGGTCTTTATTGGGATTTATTAGCAAGAGAGATTTTAGCAAGCAAATAATTAGCAAGGTTGGCGCTTCCGGGGTTCGATTCCCCGGCTTGCTTTTGTCCTATAAGGGATAATATTAAGAATATGGAGGTTTTAAATTATATGGAAATTAGTAGAATTAAGAAGATTCTGGACGCGCACAGCGTGCCAAATTACACCAAAGACGGACACATTTTCGCGGATTGTATGTTTGCATTCCGTGAAAAATTCGAAATCGTGGAAGATGTAACAGATTGGAGCAAGTCGCAACTTTACACGTGGCTGGGATATTAACAGAAGGGGGTATATTATGGATTTTACAAACGGAGTCAAGGCGCTTGTTGTATTTGGACGCACAAAAAGATTCTGCCGTAGCCCTTTCCAGATTTACGATTTTTTAATTGAAAACGGTGTTGCGTGGGAATTGGCATTTGACGCGCAGGCTTGGGCGCAAACGGCGGATATTGGCGAATCGTACAACGAACAAAAATTTGATATTTACATAGAATAATTGCGGGGGCGTACAAGTTGCGCCCTTTTTGGCTTGTTTGGTTCTGGCTGGTTCGATTCCAGCCGCAAGCATTAGCATATTTTTATATGCTTTTCTTTGCGTACCTTGAAAAATTAATATAATAATGCTATGCTTATATATAAGGCTTTTTGTGCCTTTTTAGGTGTACAAGTGTACCCAGTCGGGGCGGCGTGCATTCTGGTATCTTTCAGGGCTGGCGACAGCTTTCAACAACTCAACAGGCATATTATGCCCATTTTGCATAACACTATTAAAAGTGTTTTAAGGCTGTTTTATTTTATAGGCTTATAAGTCTACGCCAACGCAATAAAACCGCCGTACAGGTCAAATCGCAAAGCCACGGCGCCGAAATTGTAAGGCACACTTACAGCCGCACAGAATCAGCCACGCACTTTAGCTTGTTAAAGTTCTAAAGTTTCCCATCGATTTTTCAAGGGAAACTTGAACAAAATCTGAACCGGATTTTGAGAAAAAATTTTCACGGATTTTCGGATTTGCAGATGGGAAGGTAGGGGGGTATTTTGAAATTTCACCCATATTTTCTGTGAGAATTTTTCTATTTTTTTTAAATAGGATTTAAAAGAAATCTGAACCAAATTTTGAAAATTTTTAGAAACGATTTTCTGAATCTGAAATAGCATACCCACCCGGTATAAGAAAATTTTACCTCGAAATTTTTTGGCAACATTCTTCAGTATGTATCAATGCCTTACTCGAATACTGGCATTGACTAAGTTCATATATCAGTAACTCTCTTGTCATAGTCGGATTGGTTCTCTGGATTATCTCTAACAGTTCATCAATACTCATCATCCCACTCTCCTAACTGCCCCTAAAACCATATCAACAATGTCAAATACTTCATCTCCGTATGTTGCTACAAAATCGCACAATATTTCTTCCTGTTCGATAGGCAAATACACATCATAGGACATACAGATTGCGTGGCATACTTCGTGTATAAGCACTTTGCGTTGCATAAATCCACGCAAGGCGTTTGACAGATAAATTGTATGTGTATTTCTATCAGTTACACCCAGCACAGAAACGTTGTCTGACCGCTTTAATTCGCCCGAATTTGAATTTTTATATTGCACTTGCCAATTTGTACCATTAATTGTAAAAAACATCTGTATGCTCCTTTCTGAATAAAACAAAAACCACTAACCGATATTGGCTAGTGGCGTTTGCTTAATGTATTTAATTGTTATGCACTCTTTACACAATAACATATCATCATTTCCTTAATTACCAACTCATAAGCTGGTTTAAGGTCTTTATCGTTGGCAATTACATATAGCTTGTTGATTTTCTTAAGTTCAGACTTTTTAATGTCTGGTCTTTCTTCCAAAGCTCTGCCGACAGCTCTCTGAACTCTATCATCAAGCCTGCAATTTCTTTTCTGCATTAGTCTTTCGTAACTTTCTTTTCTTGCATACGAATATCTCTTATCTCTGGTATCACCTTTGTTAAAGTAAGGACTTTCAGCAATCTTTGTAATGCAAGAATTGACCCATTTCTGGAAGTTCTCAACATCATCTACTCTTTGGAATGTTTCAGCAATAGCATTCTGTGTCTGTTTTACTTCTCTGACTTCTTTTGCAAGTTGCTTCTGTTCAAGCTCATTTCTTGATATTTGCTGTACAAGCAAGTTCATCAGCTTTGTTTGAGGGTCAAGCTGTTCAAGGTCAATCACTTTCTGCTTAACTCTTTCCTCAACTGTTGCAAAATATTCTCTTGCCTGTTCCGCTTTTTCTCCGTTACCCTTGACAGACAACTTCTTAGCAAAATGTGCTGTTAGTTTGTAATCATCAGCAAAATTGCCTCTCCCTTGTTCATTCTTCATTGATGAAGAGTAAAAATAATCTTCATTTTCTGCGGCAAATTCATTGTCAATAATGTTTGACTTAACCCACCTTGAGTAATTCTGTGGCGCAAGTTCTAAAAACTGATACAATTTTCTTGCTGTTGTCATTCCCTTATCATCAATTCCTAATTCAACCTCAATGGGTGTCTTGTAGTTCATATCCTGTGTATTACTTATAGTTTCTAATAACATTGTTTATTCCTCCAACTGTTGATGATTATTATTATGCCCAGAATGCTGTTAAATCATCATAGAGGAATAACTCTATAAGCTAGTGCATTTCTTATACTTTGCTAACTCCTCTTCAAGCTCACGGATTTTATTCACCGCTTCATCATATGATTTAACCATTTTGTCATATTGCCATTCTGGAATCATAATTGATTTGAAACTCATTGGTGCTGTCATAATATTTCCTCCTGTGAATAAAGCTGTAATACAGAGATTGTTTCATCTTTTGTATAATCGCTATCTATTTTTTATCGTGCTTTTGGTTATTTTATTTGTATTTTATTTTTTGTTACAATCTCTATATTGTCTGCTTGCAATCCCATTAGAAACATAGTAATATATTTATGTTCCCTGTGGAATTGGCAAGAGTAGTTGTTTATCGTGCTTGGTTACAACTACTCTTTTTCTTTAGCTAAAAGCAGATGTATTCCTCTTCTGATAGCTTCACCTTTTGTGATATCGTGCTGTTCACAATAGATTTTCAGCTTTCTTTCTGTTTCTTCATCAAGTCTGATACTAAATCTACTTGACTTCGGATTATCAGCTTTAGGTCTGCCTGCTGGTGACATAAACATCACTTCCTTTCTTGTCACACCTTTATTATATTTATGTCACACCTTATTGTCAAGCATTATTTTAAAATATTTTTTCACTAGCCAATATTCAGTTATCAATGTGCAAAAACAGGCTATGAATATTGCTACCCATAGCCTTTAGAATCATATCTTAGATACAAGAGTACTTAACTTTGTTCTAAGTAAGTTCTTCTCCTCTGCCGACATATCAGTCACCATACCTGTGATATCGCTTGCGAGTTCCTTAGTGTAGCTGTCAAGTGACTTCATCTTGTGTTCCTTATCTTCTGGTGTATTATTCTTATGCATTTCCTTAGTCTCTGTGTAGTTTCTCTTTGCTCTGTCGTAATTACTTTCAGACATTGGCTCTGTATAGTACATCTTGCCATAATCCCTATCCATATCTCTCATATGCTCTGATTCTGGGTACATGTGCATATAAGGCGGTTCTTCATATCCTCTGCGGTATGTTCCTTTGCCTTTTGGGGCAAATCTGCCATTTGCATAGCGGTAGTGGTCATAATATCTTCTGTCCGGATAATCTTCGTACTGTTCAAGCATACGCATAATATCTTCATTATCTTCTGACTTTTCCATAGCTTCAACAATTCTGTAATCTTTGTCAAAACAAGCTATGTTCTTCGCTATTTCTGTAAAGTCCTTTAAATCGTCAAGGTTTTGTCCTTCAAAATTGTCAATTCCAATTCCGTCAACTTTAGCCTTGACACATTCCATAATCTGTTTAGCCCATTTATGCATAATATCAAGCCTCCCTTACTGCAATCAAATTACTGTTCTGTACTTCAATAGCCTGTGCTGATGTATTCTGCACCGCTACAGTACTGCAACAGCCACAAGGTACATCAACATATGCCTGTGCTGATACATTAAATAAATTTTCAACTGCGGCTGGTGTAACAATCATTCTTGTTGACTGCAAAGGCTCTCCATCTACTGCAATGGCAAGTGAAATAGCTCCAACTGTACCGCCTGTCGGGATCTGAATGTTTCCGCTATAAGATACTAAAAATCTAGCCTTGCACTGATTTGTAATACCTCTTAACTTGATAATTCCGCTTCCTTGTCTGTGGACTATACATTTAGTTCCGCATACTGGTGTTTCTGTGAATGCAACATCTTCTCCGGCGGCAACTGTTTGTAATGCAATTCCTATTATTTCCATTATCTTTACCTCTCTTTCATAAAAATAAGGGCAAACATTATAGTCTGCCCTTTGTGCTTATAAGTAATACTGCTTAGCAGACATAATCGAGTTAAACTCAATTAAGATACTCAATTATTCAGTTTTAGCAATTACAGCCGGTATTGCAACCGTATCCATAAGCATAAGCGTTAGGATTAGGCACAACATAAGCTGGAATAGCTGTAGGATTTACAGAGTTGACAATCTGCTGTGTCTGTGCTGTCATTGCAGTAGTCAGAAGTGCATTCTGTCTATCCTGTGAAGCAGAAAGCTCAAGTTTCTGAACCTTATCTCTCAAATCTGCATTTTCCTTTGTGCATAAGTAATCGAGAATAGCCCTTGTTCCTGCCTGCTGGCTGTCAATAATATCTCTTGTATTATTGTTCATTGTGTTCTGTAAAGCACAAGTGTTAGTTGCTAAATTGTAATTAACTCCCTGAATAGCTTCACGAGTTTCGCAGCAACAGTTAGCAAGCTGCGCCTGTAAAGCGTTGGTATTCTGCATATTAGCGACTGTATCAGCGTTAATAGCCTGCTGAATGCCATAGCCGGTCTGCATGATATTTGTGTTGATACCATTAAAGCCTGTGAGCATACTGTTATTCATGGCATAAAAGCCGTCACATAAGCCGTTAGAAATGCCATCTAGCTTGCTGATAACTGCCTGATTGTCAAAACCTCTTTGTATAGCTGAATCAGTGTAGCCTGCACCGTTGCCATTTCCACCGAAACCGCCCCAGCCGTTATTTCCCCAGCCAAAGATTAAGAGAATTACAATCCACCATGCACCATCGCCCCACATACCATCGTTATTACGATTATTGCCTGTTACTGCGGCAATATCTGCGAGACTAACTCCGTTTGAATTAAACATCTTGTTTACCTCCATTTATTTTATTAACAAATGGGATAACCGGTCATTATGTGCGCACAACCCAAAATGTCCTAATTCATCATACCCTTAATATCATTAAGGTTTATTCCTTGTGTATTCATAAAATTACTTAAAATTTGCTCTGCGCCTTGCGTGTTTCCACTGTTTATCTGATTAAGCAAGTTTTTTGCCATAGGATTTCCACGCTGTGCCGACTGTTGTAAACAATTCATTGCCATTTGCTGTGGATTCCGAATTGACTTAAGTTGATTTATAGTTTGAATTAACTGCTGATTCATTCTTCATCACCGCCCTTACTTTGAGTTCTTGATGTTTTTCTCTGTGTTCCTAAAGATTTATCAAATCTATTTTCCAACTGCCCTATTTTCTCTGATAACTCTTCAAACTTATTTAAGAATAGCTGTGTGCTTTCGTCTGATAGGGTAAATTTAGCGTTTTCTGCATTAGCCATAGAATTTACTGTCTGATTATCTTTTGGGGCTGTATAAGGCTTATACACAATCGTATTAATGGTTCCGTCAGCGTTCCAACCCTTGACATAAATTTCCGACATATCCTGCTTTGGGAAAAATGCCATTGAGCCATCCATAGGCACTTCATTTGCATTAATATTTTCAACTGTCTGTACTATTCTTCCGTTAATGCCTGCTATCTGCTGGGGCATAGCCTGTTGATTTACTAAGGACATTTGTGTCCCTGCCACTGGCTGTTGCAAGCTCTGCTGATAATTTTGCAAAAAGTTCATTCTATCCATATATGGATTTTGAGATTGCATATAAGAATTATTCATCATAGGCACTGCTTGATAAGGATTGTTCATTGTCTGCCTCCTCTAAAACTTCCTCGATTGCGTGGATAACAAGAGATAATGTCACCAAGTCAAGTTTCTGCAATTCTTCTTTACTCAAGATTTTTTCTCTAACTTCATCAGAAAACATTCACACTACCTCTCTTTCTAACTTAATTTTGGCATAAAAAAAGAGAAGAACATTATCAAGTTCTTCTCATATTTACATCACGCAAAAGCTCTTTTATTTAATTGCCTTTATCCGTACGCCATTAAATTTTCCGTACACCATTTTTACACCATTTTGTCATTGAAATACATAGAAATATATAGATTTATGTGGCGTATAGATGGAGTAAGCACTTTTATTTTATCCTCCGCAAAATCCCTTAAATACAGTAATTATCATAACTTTCATTAAGGTCATAAGGAGTTATCTGGTATACATAATAAGTTTCTAAAATATTATACATTTTTAATCTTCTAAATAGCATAAATACTGGATTTTTAGTTGGCGTATGGCGTATATTTACACCGCATTTACACCACGTTTTTCACAAAATCAACAATTTTATTTTCGTTTTTAACAATTCTTTCAATGTCGTCACTTGCTTTCTGTGGCATAACATGTGTGTATAAATCCATTGTCATTTGTAATGTTGCATGACCTAAATATGATTGAACAACTTTCGGCTGCACACCCGCCTCAAAGCATCTTGTTGCAAATGTGTGTCTTAAAGCGTGACCGCTGAAATATTCCATTTCTTCATCAACAGAACGGACAAGATTTATTGTATCTACAATAGAACCAATCGCCGCACTGTATAAAACCGAATTAAGTGGTGTGTTAAATTTTGTCGTAAATAAATAGTCGTTCTGCTCTTTAGGCTGTTTGTTTTTGATAACATGCTTCTGCCTTATCTGCCTTTCAAGATACTTTCTGCATAAGCTGTTCATAGGTACTTTCCTATTGCTCTGTTCTGTTTTAGGCTCTTCTAAATGAAATTCCTTGCGTTCATTATCAAGGTATTTCTGATATACAAGCGTCTTAGATACATTTATTAGCCCATTTTCAAAATCAATATCATTTTCAGTTAAGGCAAAAAGTTCTCCCGGTCTCAACCCTGTATTTACAGCAATATTGAATAGATTGTCGTAAAATGTGCCAGCACAGCATTCAAAAAATACTTCTTGTTCATCAATTGTTAATGCTTTAGCGAAAACTTCCTTTTTTGCCCTCAATTTAACTCCTTTTGTTGGATTTCTGGACATAAGCTCATCTTCCATCGCTCTTGAAAACATGTCTGATAATATAACTTTAATTTTGTTTTGCCGTTCATATCCATAGCCCTTATCGTCAGTAATATCAATTAATTGTTGAATATCCGACTTAACAAAGGAATTTATGTTGCGATTTCCCAAAAAAGGTGATATATTCTTAGTGTATATGTGAGTGTATTCCCTAAGTGTATTGGGGCGTACACTTTTCTTTTTGTACACATCTACCCAACGATTAAACCAATCGTCCAACTTAATGTTATCTCTTATGCTTGTAAATGACTGACTATCAGCTATTGCAATTGCAAGTTTCTTTCTTAATTCTGACAGTTTATCGTCATAAATGCTTTTTCTCTGACCGAATCTATCAACATACCTGCCACAATATTTTCCGTTCTTCCGTTGACAGATTCCATTTCCTAGCTCTTTACCTTTTAAATCCTTTCCCATTTTCTTTAGCTCCTTTCAATAAATAAAGAGCTATTGCGTGATAATTAATATTACTACACAATAGCTTATATTTCAATATATCTCTATATTTCCCTACTTTTTTCTATATATTTCTCAAACTCTTTACGCTTGACAAGCCTTTTATTTCCGACTTTTAAAACAAAGGGGCAACTAATTTCATTAAGCATATTGCTGATTCTATTAATCCCGATATTGCTATATTCGGATGCTTCTTCAATCGTCAGCGCTACTTTTTCCCATATAGGAATTGTTTTAACCATGTTATCAGCCCTTTCTATCTTGATTTTCATATCCTTAATTCTTCTTGAAATTGTTGCTTTGGATAACATAAGTCTTTGACTAACCTGCTCTAAGCTCATATTACCCACAAGCAACTTGAAAATTCTTAGTTCCTCTTCTGTGAAATTGGCATTTTCAATTATTTCATCAAGCTCCGGCTTAGTCAGTTCTGAAAACTTCATAAGCCATACTCCTTAATATTTAATTTTTATTTTTGTTTCTTCTTCTAGCTGTTCAATAAGTTCTTTCGGATCTATAAGCCCTGCATTGAAATCTTCGTTGAATTTATCAATCTCATCAATAAGCCGTTCTAGTCGCTTATTTCCAAATCCAAATTTATCATGTAGGACCCATAGCAGAATTGTTAAGGCATTACCAAACATTTCTTTATTTTCTTTATTCTTCTGCCTGTTTAACTGAACTCTCATCATTTGTTCCTGAAATCTTCGTTGTTCCGACTTGCTCATTTAACATAGCCTCTCTTTTCTTTTTCTCCCGATATCTTTTACAGTATATGGCATTTTTACCAGTTTCAATCCTTTTAGCTTCTCTTCTTTTTTGTGCAGCTTTGCCTTTTTCTGATTGCTTATACCTTTTTTGTGCAGCTTTGCCTTTTTCAGTCTGAAAATATTTCTTCTGGCTAATTTTATGTTCTTCCGACTGATTATATCGCCTACGTCTAGCTTTGCCTTTTTCGCTCTGTTCATACATTCTATCATATATAACCTTTGCTCTTTGCTTAGGTTCTAATTGCTCTAATTTATTTCTGAAGGCAATTTCTTTATCTAGTTTATTTTGCTGAACTATATCTGGCTGTTCAAGCGTATTGTATAAACAATCATCTAAAGTACAGTTAAGACAATCGGGATAAATACAATTTTTGGGTTTCATAATTTACCTCATGGCGTTTATTCTTTCTTGAATATCTTGAGGTACTTCAATATACTCTTCTGCGTTTGTATTTTGACCGATAAGGGTATTTTCTTTAATTTGTAATGTATTTATATCTCTTTGGAATTTTTGCTCGATTTGAGTCTTATACGAATTTGCATTCGTCTTTTCGATAAGTGATTTGATATTGTCCGGCATACGATTTATTTCATTCGCACGCTTAACAACTGTTTCATAGGTTCTTAGAAAATTTGATTGTATTACTGTTTCAATCGTCTGATAATCTGATGTCGCCCAGTTTTTAAGGTTATCTGGCATACCAACCGCCTGTTTTACAAGTGGCGGTAGTTTGTTAAATTCTTCAACTGCCCCATATGTGCCATTCCTTAATGCTTTACTGACTAATCCCCAAGCCGTCATTCCATCAAGTTCCTGCGGTTGTGATATAGTCTGTATTTTACCTATCAACTGTCCTATGCTCGGTGCAAATCCGCTTATATCAGAGTTGATGTATGCTTTAAGTGAGACTGACACTTGTTCATAACTGTAATTTTCCAACATCATATTCCACACATCTACTGTCTCTGATAAGTTGTTAGGCTTGTAGTTAGGGTAGCAATCACACATAATGCGGATAATTTTAACTGTTTCTTCTCTTGTCAAGCGTTACCACCTGCCTTTAACTTTAGCAGCCTTGCCATCTCGTCAATCTCTTCCTCTTCTAAAACAGTAAAAGCACGCAACTTCTTTATGGCTTTTACAGTATCGTCAATAGCTTCATTTCTCACATCGTTAATTGTTGTAAAATTACAATCCCACTGACTACAACTGCCACTTGAATGATATACGCAATTTTTACAATCTCTATCCATACATTTGCTCTCCTTTACACATTATCCCAGTCAATAGCACCCTTGCTGAAATTCTGATTGCCTTGCTTTTCAGAAACAACATTCTGATTAAGGTAACTCTCAAACTTCGTGCCAAACAAGGTATCTGGTCTCAAATATCTTTCCCTTTCAGTTCCAAGCCATTCATTGACTTTTTTATCTATGACTGTGTAAAAATCCTGTTCAGTATATCCCTCTTTGATTCTTGCCCCGATATGCTTCTTAGTATTAGGCGTATTGTATCTATATCTGGTATTACATCTGTTATTTAAGTAACTAATAATATTTATATATATATTATTATCTATATTATCTTTCTTTTTATTTACTATATTATTATTAACAGAAACAGAATCAGATACAGTATCAGAATCAGTATCAGAAACAGATGTCTCCATAGGGTATGTATACCCTATGTATAGGGTATCATTTTTAATGGAATCAACCATATCATTAACATATTTTCTAAATTCATCAGATTTAATATGTTTGGCAACTCCTAAAACCCCTGCCAAGACTTTCTCTGATTTGCTCCAGTTATACTTATACCAATGTAATATCAGCACTTCTTTAGTTTCTGAATCAAACTTAATAACCTTGTGTACCTTATCAAACCTTTCTAATAGCCTGATAATAGTATCTTTGTTATAACCTGTCTGCCTTGTCGTTTGCGAATAACTAACCTCATAACACCCACATATATTTGTCTGTGGATTTGTTAGCAAATATATGTAGAAATACTTGTCCTCTGGCGTAAAATCATCTTCAACCTTGTTATCGGTCCAAAATGATAATTGAACATTTCTATATATTGCCATATTATTGCTCCTGTTCTTCAAGTTCTGCCATTATCACTTCACTAAATCGTTAATATTAATTCTGAATCCGTCAAATTCCTTACCTTTACTCTTGATGTAAGCTGCTGTATCAAAGAACATCAAGTTACCGCTATTGTCGGTTGCCATACTTACACCATTTCTTGTAAGACTGCCTTTGAGTAGGTCAAGTAGAATCTGTATTTCCTGCTTTGCTTCATCTTTCATACTGTATCTCCTTGCTTGATATTCAGATTTTTAAACATAGCGCACATAACATCTACCACAATCGAGTTGCCGAATTGCTTATACAGTTGCGTATTGCTGTTTACTGCTGACATTTTGTCAATATCTTCATCAGATACACCCATCAGCCTTCCACACTCTCTCGGTGTTAGCTTTCTAATACGATATTGCGTGGCAATATGGCTATTCGCATATCCGTGTGTTCCGGCTACAAGATTAGCCGATATGCCATTATCAGAAATAACTGTACCGCATTGGGAACCGTTGCTTGATATTTGACCGACTTTTTGGATATTATTTTCAAGCAATAAATTATCTTTCTGCACACTCGTTAAGCAATTACTTGTACCTTGCATATTCACCTCTAATCTCTGCTCTGTTAGACTTCCCGCAGTTCTATCTGACGGATTATCGGGATTTCTGCCACGCATAGCAACTATGCACATATTGTCTTTATGACTGCCTATGCCTTTATAATATCGTGATGTCACTGTGCTTGCAGTAGGTGTATTAATGTCGCATATTTCCGCATTATCTAAGCTGTCTAAGTGTCCGTTAGGCATTTTATCTAATTTGCATGGAATTTGCTCTTCAAGAATTTTCGGCTCTTGATTTCCACCTTGCATTGTACTCAATGTTGGACTGCACCCCCCCACATCATAAATTCTGTTGGTGCTCTCAAATTTTGATTCAAGAGAACCTATTACATTTACATCTGCCATTACTTCAATCACTCCGCTACTTGTTTTATTGGCTCTTAGGGTAGGACAAATACCCCCCCTAAGTACCTTTTCACCACCGAATTTTTCACTTTCAAAAAGCACTATTCCGATAGCATCTGTTAATTTTTCCATTCAATTACTCCATTCATTGTATCAAAGCCTGTTCCAAAGCCCTTATAATCTCTAGCGCACAATGTTTTGGCTACATCATTACCAATTTTATCTACATGATTATAATTAAGCATTGCATTTATTCTCGGCAACGAGGTTTCCATCTGACCGCAAGTTTGATATTCCGCAGTCATATCTTGCCTTGATACAGTTTGCAACTTCTCTCTGCTGTGGCTTATTGACTGTTCCGTCAACGCAAGTCTGTCTGTCTGTCTGTCTGTCTGTCTGTCAAGATTGTGTTGTGGTAATGTGCCATTGTCAATAAGCCGTTTTATCAGCTTGTCAGCCTTTTCATTGTTGATGTAATACTTTTCGTCTACATTATCCTCAAGATAGTCTTTCAACTTCTTTTTGAGTGGTATAGGTTGTGGGAAATGGTAATTGTACTCACCCAGGAATGAAAACATAAAGCATCTTTCACGATTTTGTGCTACACCATAATTTTTAGCATTCAAGTCTTGATAATAATTTGTGTAACCTAGGCTTTCAAGGAAATCTAGCCACTTTCTAAAGTCAGGCATATTATCCTGACTATGTACTTGTGGCACGTTCTCCATGAATAAAATCTGTGGCAATTCTCCGTTGCTATCTCTGATTTCTGTTAGTATTCTCTCAACTTCCCACAACAGACCGCTTCTTGTACCGCTGCCCTTAGACATTCCGGCTTGTTTTCCGGCAACTGATAAATCCGTACAAGGAAATGAGTAAGTAAGTAAGTAAGTGAATGCATTTGTGTCGCAGATATTCAAATCTTCTGCATGAACCTTAGTTATATCCATTGTAGGAAAATCTGTGCCATGCACTGCGTTATAGCTTGCTATGGCATACTTATCAAACTCCACAACTCTGTAATGCTCAAATTTAGCACCTATTCTCTTTAGTGCCATTGCCTGACTTCCGTAGCCGGCAAAAAGTTCTATCAAACGGATAGGCTTTGTTATGCTAATTGGTTCTCTTGTGAAGTCAAATATGCTCATTTGATTATCACAAGAATAATTTTCAAAATTCATATAATCTACCAAAAGGAAACCTCAGTTTTATGTGCACACAACCTATTCCTTTCTTTGATTTTTAGTTAGTTATCTTATTTTCTTTTAAAGTCCTCACAAGACACTGTTTTACTGCAAGCATAAGTATCTGTTCCAAATGGATTTCTTACTGTCAAATAGCCAAACTCACAAATGCTGCAAAAGTGACTTCCCTCATTGCTTTTACAATCGTTAGGCTGTTCTTTTGTTATTTCATCAACTTTCATCTGCAATCTTTCATTTTCATTGGAAAGAGTTTCTATTCGGTCCATAAGCCAAGAATAATCTTTACTGCTCAAAATTCTCATTCTGAATCACCCACTTTCAGCAAATCCATGAACTTCTCGTACTGTTTCTGTGACACCTTATTATGCTCTTTTTCTGGCTTTAAGCGGATTATAAGGTGTTTTTCTGCGATAGATGATAATTCCCTCGCTAACACCTTTTTTCCTTGATGTATGCCCTGCATATAGCTTTTAGGTGCTTTTCTCTCGCCTATAGAGCCACTAGCACGATTTTCTCCTTGACCGCCTAAACTGACATTTCTAAGCTGATAACCCTTATCGGCATATAGCTTGATGTAATACTTCTCCTTTTCGTCAAGCTGGCTTTCGGGGAAATTCAGAAATTCAACTCGCCAACCATAAGGGTTTTTCTCTTTGTCATACAGCTTGTGTTTGCGTAAGCTAAGGTCTATGTGCTGTTCATATCCTACAAGGTGGCTTGCCAATCTGCTAAGTATATGTACTGCCTGTCCGACATAAGCGTACTTAAATCCGTTTTCATCTTCTCGGAGTAGGAAGTAAATCCCACTCCTGTCATTCAGCTTTGGGTTCAACTTCAACAGTCGCTTTTTATTTTCCTGTTCAATCGCCTTGGCTCTCGCTATGTTCTGATAACTCAATCACTATCACTCCAATCTAACTTCTGACCGCAATTATCACAATATTTCTGCTTGTCAAGTAAGCCCTTACCATTGCAACAAGGACATAAAGCAAATTTCTTATCTTCTGTAAAATCTGGTTTCCTCGATATCTGCTTTTCAAGTGCCTGTATTGCCATATTCAATGCTTCATTCATATATATGTATGGTTGAAAATTTGGTGTATTTCTGCATTCTTTAATTCTTTTAATTGCTTCACTTTCTGTCATACTCGTACCTCTTTAATTGAATGGTAATCCCTCGTCAGCTACGCCATCCGGAATTGACATAAAGCTGTCTGAATTAGCATTGCCGCCCATAATTCCATTGTTATTATTATTCTGCTGATTAGCACGACTTTCGCAAAATTCGTGTCTTTCAACAACGCAATCATTAGTGTAGACTTTCTGTCCGTCTTTGTTAGTATAATTACCTGTCTGCCATCTGCCCTCAACGATAATCTTAGTTCCCTGATGTAAATACTTCTCTGCAAACTCTCCATTCTTGCCAAATGCGATACAGTTAATAAAGTCTGCTGCCTGTTCGCCCTCTTTCTTAAAAGCTCTGTCAACAGCTAATGTGTATCTTGCTACTGCCATACTTCCGTTTACTGTCTGTGAATATCTAATCTCTGGCTCTCTAGTCAGTCTCCCGCATAAAATTACTCTGTTAATAAGTCATTCCTCCTTTTTATTACGATACCTTTCTAACATGTGGTATCTTGCATGCTCTGTAAAAGTCATAAGTTTCAAATTTTCTTTTCTGTTATCATTACGAATCCCATTAATATGGTGCACCACTTCATCATCTTTCAAATGTCTGCCAATGATGCATTCCATTATTAAATCGTGTTCCATAATATATCCGTCTTTAGTGGCATTAGGATGGTCGGGGAAATAGATGCAAATATATCCGTCTGTTCTTAATTTTTTATGCCCTATTCCACCTACTTTTTTACTTTCGGACATTTTACGCCTTGTCTCTTCTGATACTATTTTGTTTTTATGCGTTTTACTACTCTTTTCTCTGGCAGATTGTGGATATTCCCACCCCTGCTTTTTAAGGTTGTCAAACACTTCTTTTGTGTTTCTGGACTGTATGCCATATTTTTTCATATAGTTATAAACAGTTCCAACACCGATATGTAAAATGCTTGCAATCTCATACATAGGCTTTCCGCGAATTACATAAAGTTCATACAGAACTTCTTTAGACACTTTATTCATTACTTTTCCTCACTTTCTAATACCTTGATATTTCTATCTCACTGTTCAATATAGAATTAAGTTCCTTGCTAAGTAAATCAAGCTCCCGTTTCACCAATAATTGAGCTTCGCTTATCGCACTCATTATAGATGTACTGTTTAATTTTCTATCATAGATATTTAATGCCTTACAATTCATATATAGTGTTTCTCCACAACCACATAGCGTATGAACACATATATCTAATCTTTTATTGTCACCTCTGTAGATAGTTCCTGTTTCAACTGGCTCTCCATATTTTGCATTGCTTATATACTCCATGTTCCCTCCTATTCTGCTAATAGCCATATCTAATTCTTTCGTCACGCATTTCATCAATCGGTTGCACATTCTTAACCCATATTACTGCCCCTTGTGGATGTTCGTAATACCATATATCCTCAATAGGTTCAATTTTGGATAGTACCCACGCATAAGGGGTTTTATATCTTTTCTTCAGTTCTGCATAAGACGCATTAACACAATGATTGTCTCTTTCTTCAGACCAATCAGAGCACGAAACAGGATATGTGGAACTAATGACAGCTGTTGCAACCACTCTATGTGTTCCACTTTCAAGTAAATAGATTGTTTCGTTTTGTTTTTTGGTATTACTGCCCCTTATTTCAATAGTCTTTTTACCACTAATAATAAGGTCTAGCCATTTCTTTTTAATAATCAGTCCGTCCATGCTTTTCTCCTATTCTGCTTCTGATTGAAGCCAATCCATACAACTAGCTTCTCCCTCGTATTCTTCGCCGAATGTGTTCTTAAAAGTTATAAGAAACTCTGCTAACTCTTCATCTGACATATTCCTTATCCTGTCGGCATTGGTGTTTCTGTTATCACATCTACAACAAGGCTCACTATCTCTTGAATTGCCGTTGTGTTGGCAGTTACAGTTATTGTTGCCATCCTGTATTTTCTGCTTATTAATCGCCTGCATTACCCATACTTTTTTAATCAGCCCCATTTCAGATGGGATTTTTGATAATTCATTCTTTAGTCTTGACTTACTAATCAAATCATTCATTTTCTCCACCTCTCAATTCTTTCAATTTCGTTTCGGCTTCGGATTTTGTGAGGAATACTGTTTTGCCAATATCGCTAAAATCAATTTCCGCAGAAACTCCTTCAACATCAATGGTCAATCTTTCACGAATAAAAACGCCGTGATTTTCGGCTTCTGCATGATATTTTTCTGATAAAACTTCCGAAGAGATTACTCTGTCATGATGTACAAAATATACTACATCTCCCACCTTGCAAGGCAATTTGACAAGTCTGCCCTGTTCCTCTAAATCCTCGTATTTACCTAATTTGTCTATCAGCAAATTTTTGTAATCGTAACTGTTTTCTCCACAAGGTAAATCATCTGAAGCCCCATGTGTTCCGTCTGAATATGTCTTTGTTAATCTATCCATTTCTGCTCCTTTCTGCCTTTAATCGTCCTTTTCTTCAAAATCATCGCAACTATCGTCATACATAGTTGCTATTCCGTAATTGTCGCTATCGGTATTGCTACAATAAAATTCCTTTTCTGTTGTAGAATACTTGTTATATTTGCATTCTCCGCAAATTTCTCTAGCCATATAATCTCCTTTCTAAAACGGACATTCGCTAGGATTTTTCAAATCCCAACTCTTCCCTGCTACTGCAACATCCACATTCGCCCAACAAGCGACTCTTTTCATCTTCTCGATAAAACTATCACTATCAGCATTTTCGCTCGATAAATGGCACATTATGACGTTCTGTAAGCGGTCTGAATAATTCGCCTTTACAAAATCGCAAGCTGTTTCAATGGATAAGTGTCCTCTGAAAACGTGATTGTTTTTAGCCGGATCGCTCCAGTCAACCATATCTTTGTCGTAATTGACACCGAGAAGAATATGGTCAATATCCTTGAATCTCCATTTGATAACTTCGCAATCGGTTATGTAAAGCATTCTTCCCATTTCCTTGTGAGTAATCAGAAAGCCGTATATCGGGCAAGGTGTTCCGTCTGCATTGGTGTGTGTCCAGTTTCCGTCTATTGTTGTTAAATCAAAAGGTTTTACTGTAAATTCGCCCATACTCATTGATTTACAGCTATCGCCTAAATATGGGGCAAGTATCGGTATTCCCATAGGCTTAAAATCGTTTAATGACTTGCTGTGGTCTAGGGTAGGTGGGTGTGACTTATAATCACACCCTTTATCCCCCTTATGTTCCAATTCAAGCCTTTTTTAATCTCCTTAATCGGTATTCCGCAATCAAGTATAAGTGTTTCTCCACTGTTGGAAGTTAGCAGATAGCAATTTCCGGCTGACGATGAGCCTAAGCATTTAAGTTTCATTCGCTTATCCTCATAAGCGCTGGATTAACAACGCCTTTTCCGTCATAGTCATACTCTTTATTGTGCCATTTTCTCAAATACTCTCCGTATTCCCAGCACTGCGAAAGAATACTAACTGCGCATCCGTACATAAATCCTGTTATGCCCTCTGTATCTGCTTCACAGCTCAATCTGTCCGCATTATCAGCAAAGCACTTCATAACATCATTGCTCTTGTCAATTTCTGCTTCTAACAGCTCAGCCCACCTTTCAGCATAAGTGAAGCAAGCTCTGCTGTATCCGTCACTATTCTTGTCATACCAATCCTTGTATTCTTTCTCTTTACCTTTAATAATTTTCATACTCACACCTCGATTTCATCATCCTGTGGGAACTGAAAATAATTCTGCGTCAGCTTGTTAAAATCAGTTTTCGACAAACCACTTACGAACGGAGTACCTTTTTCGGTATTTATTATTGTTTTGAGAAAAATGACACCCTCATTATGCTCCCTCAACATTTCCATAGCTTTATACGCTTTCTCTTTGGAAGAGTACTCGCCTAACACGTATTTCTCTCCATTGTATAGTGTTATAACGCTTTCCATTGCGTGGCACACAACTATCTGCTCATAAGGCAAATCAACATTGCCATGCTGTGAAATTACTCTCATATCAGCCCTCCTCGCTCTGCATGAATGGCGGTAATACGCTATCTTCTGCCTGTTTTTCGGTTACTTCTGTAGCTGTACCTTCGATAATGTCGCTTTCTTCAAAATCAACGCTATTTGCGTTCTGTTCAATATCGTAAGCAACATCCTGTTCAAGCATTTCATCGTGGCCGATTTCCTCGTAATCATCTTCTTTACCAAAACCGCTATGAGTATTGTTGATAGCTTTGAGAAGTCTGTTCTTAACAGTTTTCATAGCCATTTGGTCTGCGAATTTCTGATGAACTCCGTTTCCGGTCTCCTTATATCCGTATCCCTGTTTCCAAGCTGTCTTTATCTGTGTCATAGTCATAACTTCCGCAATCTTCTCGCCATTTCCCATAATCGCTACCGCATAAGCACCAACAATCTTGTCATTGTCGATATTCTCAAAGCTCTGTTCATGGCAATCAATAATTGTCTTTGCGTCCTCTTTGTGGTACTTGAATACATCCCCTTTATAAATAACTGATGCATTAATGTCTTTAAGTCCGTATCTTCTAGCAAGGCAAGTTGCACCATAAACAGACGGCTGACAGCTTAATTTACCCGCATAAGCAACTGGGTAACACTGCTTCTTTCTTATTGATAATCCGTCTGTTACCATTTCGATAAGTGCATTTTCAATACTTGCCCTTGTGCAACTCTGTAATACAGGCTTCTTATTCATATCCTGTGTGTCCTGTAAAATAAGCATTGCTGACATAAGCTCGTTTGTATAGTTGTAATCTTTAGGGAATGTTAAGCCAAATTTCTCTTTCTGCTTAATTTTAACAACCATTCCCTCTGTAAAATCCTTTGCTACAAGCTCTCTGCTTTCAGCTTCTTTTGTTTCTGCAACCGCTGTATTCTCTGCCATAATTATTCCTCACTTTCTTCAAAATGTTCTTTTATATCCAATCCGTCATCATCGTGCCACTCGCACCATTCCTGTTCTTCTTCATCAAAATATTCAAGTCCAGAAGCATTACAGTAATCTGGCTTTATGTTGTTTTCATACTGAAATAAATCATAATTCCATAATGTATTAAGGATTTTCCAAGCCTGTTCAATGCTTTCAACTTCGACATAAAAGTTTTTAACCGCTCCTACTTGGCAATTATGCCAAACTCTTAATTTCGTCATATTATCCCTCCACAATCTCTAATTTCTCGCTATCATTGACAATCAGCATAATCAACTGACTATCCACCATTTCAGCAACTTTCTTCTGATTATCTGTACTAAGACTTTCAGAATCATCTAAAACAATAGGTACTGATATACCACTAATCTTCTGAATAGAATTACAAATATCAATTCTGCCAAGTATTCTGTTACCCTTATTGCTCATAGTTGTTAAAATGCTCTTTCCATCAACTGTAGGTATGCAACAACTCTTGTAATTGCCGTTCTTAGCATATTCAAACAACTGCCACTTAACCAAACCGAAATGACTATTTACTGCTTCTGTCAAGGCTTCATTCTTTGCTTTGTCTAGTTCATCAAGTAAATCAAGAATCTTCTCGGCATTAGCTTTATTCTGTTCAGAATCAATCCTTGTCTGCTTTAATTCTTCAAGTCGCTGTTCATCTGCTGCCGTATCAGACTTTGCAATCTGGCTTTCACATTCTGCTAACTGCTGTCTTAAAGCTGTTTCCTGTGACTTTAATTCTGCCTTAACTGCTGAAATATCATTAGCTTTGTGCATAGCCTGTTCCTTTTCGACTATCTGCTGTTCAAGTGCCTTATATTCCTTGGTGGCTGATACATCAATCTCCTGCGGAAGTTCTGCTAACTGCTTTTCAAGGTCTGCTAAATCCACTAAATGTTTTTCTAACTTCTGCTTTCTGTCAGCCAATTCCTGTTCAGCTCCAACTAACAATCCTTTGACTTCATCAAGCATTTTCTTAGCTGTGTTGCCTTTATCAGTAATTCTGTTAAGTTCTGCTTCTTTGTGTGCCTTGAAATCTGCCCTTAATTCCTCTTTTTTATCCTCCGGGTATCCCTGTTTGCAATAAGGGCAAATAAGGTTATTCTCGTCAAATACACGCTCTTTTCCGGCTTTCCATTCGGTTCTGCTATCATCAAGTGTTTTCTGATATTCAGCTATTTTATCTTTATCAAGACTAACAATAATTTCTGCACTACTTACTGACTGCTTACTATCTATAATCACATAATTAAGGTTACTAATCTGTGATTCAAGATTTCTTCTTGCCTTAACATTGTCCTCATTAGCCTTGCGTGACATATCACTAAGCTCAAACTTCAAGTTGAGAATATCTGAACTAGCCTTATCATATTCAGCCATCAGCTTGTCATTGTCGGTCTGCTTTGTCACACAATCAGCAATCTGTACTTTAAGGCTGTTCTTCTGCAATTCAAGGTCAGATACTTCAATAGCCTGCTTAAGCTGTATATCTCTTTCCTTTTCCTTAATCTGTCCGTCAAGAATAGGCAAATCCTTTGTAATCTTGGTCTTGGTAGCCTTATTCATAGCGGATAATTCTTCAACTGTATACTTATTAAGCAAAGGAACTAACTCGGCTAATTCGACTTTCTGTGAAGCTATATCAAGGTCTGTAACATCTCCCACAAGGCTGAATAGGTATTCTCTCATTTCAGCCGGTTTCTGATTAAGAAAAGCATTTACATTGCTGCACATCTTAAATACATTCATATCAACATCAAGATATGTATTGAAATCCTTAAGATTCTTTCTCACATCATTAATGTAATATGAGTTATCATCTTTATAACCTGTCTTATCCTTGTTATATGTACGGACCTGTACTTTCTTCATAGTGATTTCTTTTCCGTCAACATCAAGTGTAAGTTCAACACTTGTGTCCATATCATCAACTGATACTCTGTCAATCTCTCTTCTGACAACCGGATTATCCTTTAATTCATAATCGCAGTTAAACAAGCACCACAGATAAGCCGTGGCAATAGTTGATTTGCCCTTGCCATTTTTAGCCATAATCTTTGTAATGGCATAAAAATCAAATTCAGCGTGTGCGTAGCACATAAAGTTTTCAAGTACTATCCTTTTTAAAGTTGCTCTCATAAACAATATCCTTTCCTTATTTATATATTCATAACAAATACGCCATCTTCAACTTGGAAGTTATCAATTTCCCTATCCGCATAGGCTGAATACTTAGCTTCCTCAAACGAACCATTAAATACTGTTCCGTATTGCGGTGTCCATATCTGGCATACCACATCTTCATCAATAGCCATACTTGCTAAATCTCTAACTGTAATATCACTATGCATTGGCTTCACCCTCCTCTGCGTAATCAATTCTGCTTACTGATACTTCATAAGCAACCCTTGTTTCAATCTCATTGTCACTTATCTTCTTAGCGTACTCTCTGCTCTGGAATCTTCCCTGGATCTGAATGTGTTCTCCAACTTCAAGCCCACCTGCAAATCTCGCATTTCTTCCCCATGCTATACATGGTATGTAATCTGATTTGCCATATGGTCTGTTTACTGCTACTAAGATATCCGCAATCTCTCTGCCCTTTGGAGTACATCTGTATATAGGTGGTTTGCAGATATGCGCGTCAAGCATAACTGTATTAATATTTTCCTCAAATGGTAGTTCGGTTGCGTCCTGTGTTAGTATTTCAAGCTCTCTTGCGAATACAGATAAAATCAGCTTGCTCTTCACATCATCAACATGCCTGTTGAAGCTCCTTATCTGCCCTGAAACTGTGACAACCTGTCCTACCTTGATTTCATTAATATCAGTAAGTCTGTCCGATATCATTACTGGTAATGTATCCTTGTTACCGCTTGTTCTTGAACACTTGAGCATGAACACATAAAACCCCTCACCAAGTACTTCATGTGAGTACTCTGGTTCTCTCTCAACTACTCCTGCTAATGTGATATTATTGTTATTAATTGCATTTTCCATTTCTTTCTCTCCTTACTTTAATATGTAACTTCCTATTGGTACTTTATCCATTCTTTCAATCAGATGGATTTTGCAGCTGAAAGTATAGAATTTTCTAAAATCCTTTTCCTTTATAGCCCTTTGTCTGTTTCTGTTAAGTTTTATAATTCTTTTTATGCTACTCATTGGCACTCTCCTCTCTGGTTCTGTAATACATTGTTGTAAGAAATCCTTGTGTTGTTAAGCAATCGTAATTCTTCCATACCTCAAGGCTATGATTTGCTGTCTTAACAGCATTTCTTACTGCACTTCCGATAGAATCCTTGCTTTTGCTGTATTTTTCAGCAACTTTCTTAACTGCGTCACCTATCGCTAATGCAGAATCAAGATTACTCATAATATCAACAATGTATACATAACCCTTTCTGTTAGAATGAATGCCTAGATTGAATAATTCTTCTCTTATTCTTTTCTCCATAAACAAACTCCTTATCTGTAACAAAAGTACATGTTCTGCACTTTCTTATAAACACCGCTACCTTGTTTAAATTCAGCTTGATACAACACATTGCTAGGTATGTCATATCCGCTTATTAATAATTCTTCTGCTATTCTCCAACATCTTTCTGTTGGTTCTTTATAGAATCCGCTGTTTATAAGTTCTGTACATTGATATTGCCCTGGCTGATAAATAACTTCTTCAATGCTGTTAGGGAAATACTCACTTTGTACCCGATTCAAAACAACGGCCCCTGCAAGATATAGCATTTCATCATCGTTGCATGTCGCTCCGCATTCGCCCATCAATAAATGTGCCATGAGCGACAACTCATATTCATCAACACTTATCTCTCCAGTTTCAACCTTATAATCAACATGTGAGTTGTAGCATTCACTTAACACTGCACTCTGCTGATTAATCTTAGCTTGCGGTTGTACCGGTCTTAGAATCAACGCTATAAGGCTGATTCCTGCCAGTGTTGCAAATATGTTAATTATCTTTTCTTTCATATCTTCTCCTACATGTTTGTATCATGTACCACCTCGGCAAGTGCTATTGGTAACAAATAGGTGTCTATGAATTCGTGTACATCAGCCAAGTATTTTCTTTTAATACTCTTGTATGTCGCCACGCACCCGAATTCGCGTTTTAACTGCTTGTATATATCAGAATATACTGAACCGCGAATACCACCGTCTTTGTACGCATTGCTGTCCTTTCCGCCAAGTACTTCAATTCCTTTCTTTCTAACATGTTTCTGCACTTCTTCAATCTCACAGCCGTAAAGCGGAGTTTCTTCTTCGATACTGGTTATCTTATCTTCAACCTTATCAACTCTCTCTGTAAGTTCTGTGTTGCCCTGTGCCAATAATCTAATCTGTTCAGATGTTGTCAAAGGCTTACTGTAACTTCCTGTCTTTCTGATTGATGGAAGGACTTCTGATGTAACCCATTCTGTAAATCTTTCTGCACTCTCTTTTCTGCTCTGAAAGATTGTCTTGTAAAGATTGCTCTCGTTAATGTATAACAGCTTTTGTTCTCCACCTTTTGTAAGGGTAGGAATACTGTTCACACCCTTTGGGTTCAACCTCTCTTTAACCTTTGACGGCTGTGTAAGTTCCAATGCCTTGCATACATCAGCCAAGCAAAACATAGGTTCATCATCTTTAGTAATGGTTCGGATTTCTCCAAACTCTGAATTGCTAAAAATCTGTAGCTCCATAAACATTCCTTTCTAAATAATGTGTGATATATTTTGACCTTTTAAGGTGCATTTGAGCAATTCTGCTCATTCCTATCTGCTGTAACTTGTAGAACTTTATATTTATTGATACAATAGAAAGGTGATGGTAGACGCTTTCCAATTGGTAGGTAATTCACACTTGATACGAACAGGGCGCTATCCCTGTCGAAAAGAACCAATGATGTTTGAATAAAAGTTTGCAACTATTTACCGCTACCATCACTTTTCTATTGCATCAATATCAAAAATTCTAATCTGTTTGTACTTTGTGCTATAATCCTCTTATTCTATTAGGGATTGAAGAAATGTTCTCTATTCTTACTCCTTTCTGCTTATTATCAAAATAATAAGTCCAGTATCGTAAGTGAAAATTTAATACTGCAAGAACAACAGCGATTATTAATGTTATCAATGCAGCATCACAAAGTCTTTCATTGTTGCCTCTTTTTACTTAATCCATTTTTCAACTGGGATTCTTGTTGCTTCTGCAATTTTTTGCACTGTAGTTAATGCTGGTAAAGAATTATTATCTTTCCATCTGCCTACAACCCCGTTGCCAAGACCGCATTTTTTTTCAAATGCGTGTATTGACAAATTATTTTCTTCGCAATAAGCAACAACATTTTGATAAAACATAGACTTCTCCTTTCT